CAGCAGGGGGGCGTCGGTGGCGAAGCGGAAGGACTCCACACTCTCGCCCTGGGCACGGCGGCGCATGCGGATGACGATGGAGCGGTCCATGATCGTGTCGGGCAGGTCGCCGATCCCGGCCAGTGCCGCCATGGCGAAGGTGGCGAACTTCACCGGGGTGTGCTCGTTGCCGACGACCCGCAGGGCGGGCCGGTTGCGCTGGTGTCCGGCGTTGAGCAGGCCGCGCAGTTCCTCGTTGCGCTCGGCCGCACGCGGGGAGCCGAAGAGGGTGTCGACTTCATCCACCAGGAGGGTGGGCGGGTTCTTGGCGTCGATGGAGCGGAAGATGGCCGCGGGGCTGGCGTTGACGGTGATCAGCGGGTCGTGCACCGTCTCGATCAGCACTTCCAGCAGGCGGGACTTCCCGCACCGCTTGAGCGGGCCGACCACCGCCAGACGCGGCGCGTGCTGCCACGCCGGCTGCAGATGGGTGGCGGCCACCCACAGCGTCACCGCCGACAGCGCCTCAGCGCTGGGCAGCACCACATACCGCCGCACCAGCGCGGCCAGATCATCCAGCACCCGCGCCCCATCGGCGGCGGCAACGCCTCCGTCCGGCGCCTGACCGCCGAGCTGGTCCGCCTCTTCCGGAGCGCCTTCGGCGGCGTTCGTCACAGGTCCGGCGTCTGCCGGGGCGGGGGAAGGGGCTGGGTGTATGTCGCTGGTATGCGGGACGCCAGGAGGCGTAGGTTGCACAGGGCAGCTCCTTGTCTGGCGGCAGGGTTTGCGCACCCGTGCCGCTTGCTTCGTGGGTTTCGGGCCATGCAGGGGTTTGCCGGGCCTCCGGCGTTGCGCCGCCGGAGGCCCGCCTCTTCTTCTCGACCGCGTCGCCGGAGTGCGGGCGGCGGACCAGGGACAGTACGGTCGGCGCTCGCCACAGTCCAGCGAATCTGTGTCAGCTCAGCGCAGAATCCTGAGCACCGGTCTGCCGGTTACGCGGCCAGCCCCAGCAGGGCGAGCAGGTCGGCCGTGATCACGCGATAGGTGTTGCCCAGGCGCAGGACCTTGCAGGGATACTGGCCCCGCTTGGCCAGCTCGTATCCCTTGCTCCGCCCCAGCCCGAGAGCCCGGTTGCCGGTCTCCAGGTCAACGGTGGCAGGCAGCGCCAGCAACTCCTCGCGGCCCATGCCCCGTGTCCAGCGTGTGCCAGACCTGTCGGTCATACGTGCTCCTCACAACTGAGCCCTCGGCGAACGTGGCCCTCACGTCCGTCTCCAGGCGTCGTAACTACTGTGAATAGAGCTACTGTGTCTTCATGACACAGTCACGCTTGGACGATGGAAGTGATGACGAAGACGATGTTCCGGAGTGGGCGGACCAGGTCCACGCCACGGTGGCCCGCGAGGTGCGGCGGCGCAGGAAGGAACTGGGCATGAGTGCTCAGGACCTGGCCAACGCGTGCGACGAGATCGGATATCCCATCCCGCGCAACGTGATCGCCAACATGGAGTCGGGCAGGCGGGCGTCCATCCCCCTGGTCGAGCTCATGGTCCTGGCGAGAGCGCTGCACACGTATCCGATCTGCCTGCTCTACCCGGTCGGGTATGTCGAGGAGGTCCAGCGCCTGCCGTTCCTCTATCCGGAGCCGACCTGGGAGGCCATGCAGTGGTTCACCGGGGACGCCACGCGCGAGGTGCACACGGAGGACGAGATGCTGCGCTGGTTCCGGGACCACATCGACCACCAGCGCATCGCCCTCGCCGCGTTGGAGAACGCGGAACGCGAGCAGTGGCGGGCCGAGACCGCGAGCAACCCGGTCCAGCGCGAAGAAGCGCTGCGCGCCCAGGCGCAGTACGCGGAACGGGCCACCCTCGCCAAGTACCGGCTCCGTCGCCTCCGCGCCTTCATCCGCGAGGACGGCGGAACCCCACCACCCCTGCCGGCAGCCCTCGCCGACGTCGACCCCCTCACCGTCGACCCCTTCACCCCTGAAACCAGCCTGGAGGACCGCCTTTGAAGGGCTCCACCCACCGCCGCTGCTACTGCCGCGATCCCAGGACCGGGAAGCCGCTCGGCAAGAAGTGCCCCAAACTCGCCAGCCGCAAGCACGGCTACTACTCCATCCGCCAGGAGCTGCCTCCCCGCGAGGACGGCACCCGCCGGTCCTTCAGCCGCGCCGGGTACGAGACGCTCAAGGCGGCCCAGGCCGACCTCAACCACCTCCGGGCCCTTCTCAATCTCCCGGACCCCGAGGATCCCGAGGACATTGCCCGGCTCGTGGCGCTGCTGGAGGAAGTCGCGGAGAAGAAGGCGCCTTTGCCGGATGTCGAGGAGACACGTCGGCGTCTACGGGCCGGCCTGGACCTCACGGGCCGGCACACGGTGGGCGAGTGGCTGGACCAGTGGCTGGCGTCCAAGAAGACCCGCAGGACGACCACCAACGGCTACGCCTCCCACGTCCGTGTCCACCTCAAGCCGCAACTCGGCAACATACGCCTCGACCGACTCAACGTCGGCCACCTCGTGCGAATGTTCGACGCCATAGCCGACGCCAACGAGGTGATCGCGGCCGAGAACCTCGCCCGCCGGGAACAGATCGCGAGGTGCAAGCCCAGCAAGCCGGGACGTCCCGTGGCGACGGAGCGCGCGCGGCTCGCGGCCGAACGGGCCAAGCTCGCCACGATGCCCCCGTTCCGCCGGACAACCGGCCCCGCCACCCGCCAGGCCATCCGACGCACCCTGCGGGCAGCGCTCAACGCGGCGATCAGCCGACAGCTCATCACCTTCAACCCGGCGGCCCACGTCGAGCTGGAGTCCGGCAAGCGCCCCAAGCCCTTGCTGTGGACCGAGCAGCGGGTGGCTCGCTGGCGTATCACCGGCGAGAAACCCTCAGCCGTGATGGTCTGGACACCGGAGCAGTTCGGTGCCTTCCTCGACGCGGCCCAGGACGACCGCCTGTACGCGTTCTTCCACCTCTCCGGCACACGTGGCCTGCGGCGCGGCGAAGCAGTGGGCCAGGACTGGACCGATGTCGACCTGGACGCGGGACTGATCACGCCATCCAAGGAGATCGTCGTCGACGGCTGGGACCCCTACGAATCCGCCCCCAAAACGGACGGCAGCGCCAGCACCATCGCCCTCGACAGCCTGAATGTCGCCGTGCTCCGCGAACACCGCAGGCGCCAGCTCAGGGAGAAGGAGGAGTGGGGGCCGGCCTGGCAGGACACCGGCAAGGTGTTCACGCGAGAAGACGGCTCCTGGCTCCACCCGGAGATGGTCTCGGACACCTTCCGCCGCATCCTCGCGGGCACCGACCTGCCACCCATCACCCTGCGCGACCTCCGGCACGTCTCCGCGACACTCACCCACGCCGGCGGCGGTGACCTGCACACGATCAAGGAGACGCTCCGGCACTCCACGATCACCCTGACCTCGGACACTTACACCAGCCTGCTCCCCGAGGTCGACCGGAACGCCGCCGAAGCCGCAGCCCGTCTGATCCCCCGCTCCCGGCCACCCGCAGACGAAACGGACGACGAAGAAAGCCAGTCGGCGTAAACCCTCGGTGGGGGGAGCGTCCGGGAAGCCGGGCGCTCCCCCCACCGGGGTCGGCACCAAGCCGTCCGCCACCGAGAAGCACCACTTGCCCGGTTCCCGCACCCTGCGCCATCCCGCCGTGACACCCTCGGTGCGTGGGACGAAACAGTCAACGCCGCCGCAATGCCCGCGCTGGGCGGAGCACCGCCGTCAGCGCCCCGGATCTCTCCGAGATCTCCCGTGTCCGAACGGCCAAACGCCTGCGGGCCGATATAGCCACCTGGCTCCAGAACCCGGAACAGGGACCAGGGGCGTCCTTCCTCGACGAAGAAGGCCCCTCCGACCCCCTGATGGTCTTCAGCACCCTCATCCACTGGCTCGTCGCGGCCCGCGAACAGATCACCGAGGAGCAGGCCCGGGAGGCCGTCCAGTGGGTCTCGGACACGCTCAGGGTCGCGCAGGACGACCTCGTGTACGCCGCCGGGCTCATCGGGCACCCCGACGCGCCTCCGGTCACCCTCAACGAGGGCATGGAGCACTACGGCGAGAACCCGTTGACCTTCGTGCTGTACATGCTGCTGCTGAGCGGCGCCCTGGTGGCCACGGTCGGCGACGGCAACCCGGACTGGCTCCGGCAGTTCGATCTGGCCGGCTGACTCCGCCGCCGGCGTGGCCGCGCTCGCCACAGTGCTGACCGCCGTGGCCGCCTCCGGCGCCGGACCGGACGGCCCGGGCCTGACCGAGACCGCGGTACCCCGCGCGTCCCGGCTGCGCGGCTACCTGGACCGGCGGTGACCGAGGCCGGGGAGGGCAGGATCGCGCAGGAGCTGGGCCGAGTCCATGACGTCCTCGATGTCCTCCGCGAGGCCGTGGGGGAGGTCAAGACGCTGTGCGCGGTACTCGTGTCCCGGTCGGATCGCACCGAGCGGGATGTTCGTGACCTCCGGCGCGAAATGGAGGAGGAGACCGGCGCGATCCGCCAGGAGATGGAGGAGCTGAAGCGGGGCCAGTGGATACGCGTCGGATGGGCTGCCGGCGCGGGGACCGTGTTCGGCGGCGTCGGGACCTACGTCGTACAGGCTGTGCTGGGCGCCTGAACGCCCTACAGTGGCACCTCCGGGGGTCAGCCGGCGGGGTCCAACCCCGAACGCCCCCCTGTCCTCCTTCGGGAGAGCAGGGGGGCGCTTTTCGTGTGCCCGGGCTCAGTCGGCGCCGCCACCGCAGCACAGGCACGGGATGGACACCGGGCCGTCCTTGGTGGCCATGACGGTGACGCCGCCGCCGGGGCACCAGCCGCGGCCCGGCTGGGGCTTCCGCCGCTTCTTCTTCACCTGGTGCAGTCGGGCGCGCATCTCAGCGGCGGCGGCCGACCGCTGCTCAGGCCCTGGGCTGGTGCTCATGCTCGCAGCCTACGGGCCTAGTGGCCCGGTCCGGACCCGTTCGAGCTGGAGTCACACTGCGGGGTCTCGCACGGGTGGTCCTCGCATTTCGGCGGGAGGTGCTGGCAGTCTGCGGACACCGTGATGGTGGTGTCCGTGGACGGGCGCCACAGCTCCGGGTCCGGCGGGTAGCCGGCGGCCTCCATGGCGGCGCGGGTGCGCTCCAGGATGTCCGTCGGGCCCGAGGCGTCACCGGGCTGCGGGACATGGTGCACATGCCGGCCGAGGTCCGCGCACAGCTGGGCGTAGGTGCGGGTGTGCAGGATCAGGGCGTGCCAGCCCTCATCGACCACCCGGGAAGGGGCCATGGTGTGCTCGGTCACCGCCGAGGTGGCCACGAACTTCAGGGCCTCGGCCACGATCCGCTCGGCGGTCTCCTGGTCCAGGCCCGGGTTGGCGCGCAGCACGGTGCCGACGACGGCCGCGAACTCCTCGGCGGTGATGAGTGCCCGGGGGTCGGCCCGGTCTACGGTAGGTGTGCTCACTGCATCCTCCTCGTGAGATGTGGTGATGCACCGCCCCGGCGCCTGTTCCTGGCAGGGAGAGCGCCGGGGCGGCACGGTGCCCGTGCCGGACTTGGCACGGGAGCTGAAGGGCCGCCCGCCCGCGCCCCAGTGCAGCGGGCGGACGGCCCGGTCTATCGGGGGATGGCCGCGTCGCGGTCGCGCTCGGCGAGCTGCTGCTCGCCTGCGCGCGCCAGCCGTTCGGCGCACTCGGCGCAGACCAGCAGAGCGGCGGTGCCCTGGGGCAGCATCAGCGGGCCGAGCCAGTGCAGGGCGGCGGCCGTCCGGCCGCACCACAGCATGCAGGGGCCGGTCTGCTGCATGTCGGCGCCCGGCGGGCGCAGCGACGTGCGGACCCGGGCCGCGGTGCTCATGACGCGGCCGGCCCGGGCCCGGGGCTGACGGACTCCGTGGCGCCCCGGTGTGCGTCGAACAGCACGCGGGCGACGGGGCAGCCGGGTCCGTCGGTGGTGCCGCGGCAGGGGTCGCAGCGCAGGGTGTGGTCCATCAGCGCGGCCCACAGCCCGGCCCGGTCCAGGTACCGGGCCGCGTCCTCGGGGCAGGTGTAGACGGTCCAGCCCGGCCCGCTGTTCTGATGCACGCTGCCGACCGCGATCGGGGTGTCGGTCATCTCCTTGCAGTGCGCGCACATCCGGCGGCCGGGAACCACGGGACGGGCGGGGTCGTGGCCCTCGGGGCCGTCACCGGCGGCAGCATCCGCGAGGAGTGCGCGCCGGGCGGCCTGGCCGGGTGACCGGCCGGGAAGAGATCGGGGAGACATGGGGACGCTCCAGTGATGGGACGTGTACGGTCCGTCTCCACCGACCGTATGGGCGGCGCGAGCCACGTCTCAATGGCCAGCCGATAGCAGTCTGACCAGACCTCACGCCGAAGTGCTACAACGCCTGTTCGCGGCTCAGGCCCGAAGCCTGACCGCCCGGGCCAGCGCCTGCATCTGAGGCGTCAGTCTGCGCCGCCTGGCCACCACCTCGGCCATGATGTCCGTGGCATACCGCTGCTGGGACAGCCACTCAGGCGCCTGCTCCCAGATTTCCCACAGGGTTCCCACCGCCTCGTCCCGCTGCCGAAGCTGCGCCTGGGCGCTGGCGACGTCCAGCAGGTGACGCCGACCCGAGTTGCCGTTCTTGGCATCCCGGGGGATGCCCTCGGCGATGGACAGCACCTGCTCCGGCCGTTCTCGGACAGCTGCGCACTCGGCGGCCTTGTACTGCACGTTGATGACGCTGAACGTCAACTCGGGGTCCTCCGGGTGCCCTTCCATGGCCTCGGCAGCCACCCGAGCCCACCGAAGGGCGGTACGGACTTCGCCGCGGCGGTTGTCGCGGGCCGCCGCAGCGGCGACGTACATGAGCATCCAGCCCCAGGCGGCCAACTCCTCCGGGGTGGCCCGCGTGATACGTCGCGGCTCGATCTCATCGGCCCAGCGGACCGCGAGTTCTCGGGCCTCGGCGAGCTGCCCGCGGCGGAGGTGCAGCCAGCACTGGTTCTTGACGATGGTGGCGGCCTGGGTGTGCGACTGGGCAGCGTCCAGGGTGGATTCCACGACGGTTTCGGCGATGTCGAATTGCCGGTGCTGCACGAGCACACTGCCGACGAGCTGCATCAGCCGGGTGTGCACCGCCTGCCCCTCTGGCTCCAGGCCGGCCAGCGTCTGGGCGTCACGGATGAGCGGCGGGAGGGCGGCGGCCAGCTCGGCGTATTCGGCATGCCGCGAGTGCAGTACGGCCGCCCGGAGTGCCTGCCGAACTCCGGCGACCGAGGGGGGTTCGTCCACCGGGTCCTCGGGGCGGGTCAGTGCCCGGATCGTGGGCTGCCACATCTGTGTCGTGTCCAGGTCGGCGCCGTGCTCTGGGCCCTGGGTCATCAGCCGGGTGGTGGGGATGCGGAGCGCTCGGGCAAGTCGGTGCGCGGTCTCCAGCCTGGCGGTGCTGTGGGCTCCTTGCTCCAGCTTCCGGACGGTCGCCACGGAAACCCCGGCTGCCCTCGCCAGTTCCGTTTGCGTCAGGCCGGCGATGACTCGCGCATTGCGCAGACGCTCTCCAAAGGTGTTGCCGGGCATGGTTCAATGCCTCTCGTCTGACCGTTCGTGGCTCGCACTTCGGACGGTACCGCCGGAGTACGGCCGGCGGGTAGCGAACGGCCCCCGCGGGATCACCCGCAGGGGCCGTTGCGCTGCGTCCGGTATAGGCGGTATAGGCGTTTCAGCCGTGGCGGTGGCGTTCGGGGTACCACCAGCCGCACACCTGGCAGTAGAACGTCTCCCAGGCCCGGCGGACGGCGGTGAAGCGGCGGTTCATGCGCTCTTCAACCCCTCTCGCTCGCCACTCTCGGCCCGAGAACTCCGCTGGTCAGGGCCGCTCTCGGTGGCCTGGGAGGGGCAACTCTCGCCCGGGGGAGGGGAGGCGTTGAGCAGCTGCTCGACGGCCGCCCGTCGGACGCCGGACCGGCCCGCCACACCGGCCACCGTCAGGGACCGCTCCACAGGCACGCCGTAGTGCGCCAGGGCGGCGCGCAGCTCGGGGTCCGACAGGTGCGCGAGGGCGGGCCGATCACGCAGCCGCGCGTACAGCGGTCTCAGGTGGATGCCGTTGGCCTGGCCGATCTCGGCGAGCAGCCACCGCAGCAGCACCCGCCGGCGGGCGGCGCAGGGCACGGTCTCGGCGCGCTCCTGGCCGTCGTCCTGCGGCCAGGCTCCGGCGCGCCAGCACGCCGCCGCGTACAGGGTGGTGGCCGGCCACATCAGGGCGGGGGCGTAGTGCGCGGTGGCCAGCGCTGCCCACGCCAGGCCCAGCACGGCGGGTGAGCGGACCAGGCCGGGCGGTACCCGGTGGCCGGGCAGCCGCCCGGGCGCGGCCCAGTCCCCCAGGGCGGCCCACAGCTCGGCGTGCCCGTCCGCCAGCCGGTCCGCGGCCCGGCGGTGCCAGGCGGTCACAGCAGGCCCGCGATCAGGTCGCCGGGGATGTTCACGGCCGGGGCCAGCACCACCGCGGCCCATCCGGCGATCCCGCCGGACAGCCCCAGGCAGATGCCGGTGATGATGCCGGCCGGGACGCGCCGCCCGCGCAGCTTCCCCGAGAACTTCCAGATGCCGGCCAGCACGACCGTGGCGAGGAGGACCAGGACGTGGCCGCCGGGGGTGAGGGTGAGCGGGGAGGAGCGGGTGACGTCCGGCGCGGTGCCCCCGACGCCGTACTCAAGGGCCGCCGCCCCGGCGGTGTTGCCGCCCCACAGGGCGACTCCGGCGACGGCGCCGAGCAGGCCGCCGGTGGACAGCACGATCAGGATGCCGTAGCAGGCGGACAGCAGGTAGGGGGCGATCGCGGCGGGCTTGTGCTTGTCGCGCATCCACCAGGCCGTCAGGGTCCAGGCCAGGATGCACAGTCCGATGGTGACGCCGCCGAGGCCGACGGCGCGGGTGGTGAAGTCCATGAGGGTGCTGCCTTAAGGGAGTACGGCCGCGATACCGGCGGCGCAGAGCAGGATGAAGACGGTCGTGGCGAGGACGGGGGCGACGGCGGTGCGCTCCACGGCGGCCAGGCCCAGCAGCCCGGCCGCTGCGGTCAGCGCCCACCCGATGGCGGGCCACACGGGCTACCGCCCGGCGAGCACGGCGCGACGGACCCGCCGGCCGTAGGAGTCCGAGGCGCCCAGGCGCGCACCGATGGCGGTTCCGGTCAGTTCCGGCTCCTCGGCGAGCCAGTTCCGGGCGCGCTCGACGTGGGCGCGGAAGCGGGTGTTCTCGCTCGGCTCGGACTCGATATCGGCGGCCCCGGAACCCGGCGCGGTTCCGCCGGTTCCGGACGTGGTTCCGGACGCGGTTCCGCCGGTTCCGGACGTGGTTCCGCACCGGTTCCGGCCGGAACCGGCGGGCGGGAAACGGCCTGGCCGAGGGCGGTTCCGCCGAAGGCCGGAGGCAGTTCCGGCAGGGGCGAGAACTCGCCCAGCACCGGCGCCTGGGCGCGCTCCAGCCGCACCGCCGGAGCCCCGGCCGGGGGCACCACCGGCAGCAGCCGCGCACCGGGCGGAACCACCGGAACCGCCACGGGTTCCGCCGGTTCCGACACCGGCCGCCCGCCGGTTCCGGCCGGAACCTCCCGCAGGGCGTGGACCCGCCACAGCACCAGCGGAGCGATCGCCGAGACGGCAGTCACCAGGTGCCAGGTGACCGGGATCAGCCCGGCCGCCACCAGGTGCGCCGCCGCGTTCACGCCGATCATCGCCAGCACCACCGCGAACACATCCCGGTGGGCGCGCAGCGCGCGGACGGCGTAGATGTCCAGCGCCGCCGGCACCCCGGCCGCCACGATGGGACCGAACCCGCACGCACGGGCGAGCTGGTACTCCGCCGACGCCGTCACCACGATCGCCGCACCGAGAGCGGCCCAGCCCAGCCAGTCACGGCCCTTCACCGCTCCTCCCCGGCCTGCTGGTCGAACAGGTAGCTGCCGTGGTGGATGCAGACGGGCACGCCGTCCACTTCCGTCTCGGCGGTCAGGCTCCGGTACGGCAGCCGGCCGTCGGTGACGGACTCCTCCACCGCGGCGCCGAGGAGCGCCGCCCAGGCGTGCACGTTGTCGTCGTCGGCGGCGTGGATGTCCAGCACGGTGCAATTGCGGACGGCGTCCCGGAAGGGCCCCATCGCGTAGACGGGCATGTCGGGGTGTTCGGCGATCAGGCGCCGGGCGAGGGTGCCGATGCGGAACAGCTCCACCTCGGCGGCCAGCAGGCCGGCCAGCGGGTCGCGCTCGCTCATCGGCCCTCACCGACCCAGACGGAGGGCGGCAGCTCCAGGGCGGCCCGCAGCGCGGCCGTGGCGTCCTGGTCCCGGCCCCCGGGCCCGGTGGTCAGCCGGACGTCGCACAGCTCGGCGAACAGCCGGGCGGCGTGCGGCACGCACCCGTCCACCTCGGTGCCTCCGGCGTCCACCACCGTCACGGCGTCCGGGACGCCCAGGCACGGGGTGGGGTCACTCTCGTGCGCTGCCGAGCAGCGCTCGGGCATGGCAAGATCAGCCATAGCCGTCTCTCCTTGCTGTGATCAGGGAGGTTCGGTCAGGCCCCGGCCGGTGGTGAGGTCACCGAGCCGGGGCCGTCGCGCGTCCGGCGCCGTGAGGTGGCGCCGGGTGGCACTCCACCACAGTAGCGCGCTGCCTAGACGGTGGCAATCCACCATGCGAAGATGGCCGCATGCCCCACGGAGTCCACAGGAAGCAGGCGCGGACCTACCGCCCCGACTCGCCCGAGCTGTACGAGCGAGCCAAGGAGGCGGCGGCGGCCGTGGGCTCGGACATGAACAGCCATCTGAACGCGTTCCTGCGGTGGCTCACGCGCGAGACGGACGAGCTTCCGCCCCGGCCGCCGGCACCCGGCGCGGGGGAGAGTCCCGAATCATGATCGTTTGCACTTCGAGTGAGCATCGAGTGAGCTAACGATCTTCGACACCCCTCAGGGACCACGAAAGCCCCGGCTCAGATTCACTGAGCTGGGGCTTAGCGGTAGGCCGTGTGGGACTCGAACCCACAACCAACGGATTAAAAGTCCTCACCACCCCGAGAAGGGTGCGTATTGCTCAGTGTGGGTGAGTGTGGGGGCAGGTGGAACAAGCTGGTCACGGCGCATGAGCCGGTACGTGCCGTCACCACGGTACCCGGACGCGTATGGCTCAGTGTGGGTGAGTGTGGGGGCGTTCGGCCGAGCATTGGCCGAGCAAAAGGGCCCCACCACCTGCGGTGATGGGGCCCTCCGGCTGCACTCCAGTGTAGATCAGGCAGCCTCTTCCGGCGCTGCCGGCGGCTGGCCCGGCGGCGACGTCCCGGACCGCGGCACCACCGCCGCGGCCCTCTCGGTCAGCTCCTCCTCGTACTCGGCGAACAACTCCGTATAGGTGTCGGCGGTCAGGGTGACGCTGCTGTGCCGGAGCTTCTTCTGCGCGTCATGGATGTCCCCGCCGCCGGCCTTGACCAAGGACGCCGCCCCGTGCCGCAGATCCCGCAGGCTGATCGGCGGCAGCCCGGCCCGCCGCGTCACCCGCCGATGCGCGTCGCTCAGCTCCTCCGGGTGGATCGGCTGTCCGTCCGGCCGTGTGAGCACCTTGCCGGAGTCCGTCCAGCCCGGCGTCTCCTCCTGCTCCGCCAGCTGCCGCTTGCGGTGCTCCCGGTAGGCGGCCACGGTGCCCGCGTCGATCGCGATCTCCGCCCGGCTGTCCTCCGTCTTGGGGTCGTCGTCGTAGGGCTCCCAGCCGTCCACGGTGCGCGCCGTCGTGACCGCGATCCGGCGCCGGGACAGGTGGACGTCCGCCCATGCCTGGCCGCACATTTCTCCGCGGCGTGGCCCGTGGTAGGCCATGACGTGCAGCCCCAGGTACAGCCGCTCCTCCTGGGCGGCGTCGAGGTAGGCGCCGAGCTGCTGGGGCGTCCAGACCATGACCGGGCTGGGCACCTCGCCCGTCTCCCGCCAGTGGGCCACCCGCTCGTCGGTCCACAGCAGCCCCTTCGGGCGCCGGTGCGTAGCCAGCTCGACATGCCGCGCGGGGTTATGCGTCATGCCGGTCTCCTGCTGCCTGGCCACGCCCCAGTTGAGCGCTGCCCGCAGGGTGCGCAGAATCGCCTGCTTCGTGCCGGGCCCGGTGGTCTTCCGGTACGGCGGCATCTCCGCCAGCTTCGCCCGCTCCTCCGCCAGCCGCTTGCGCTCCTTGTCCGGCGGCCGGCCCGGCTTCCCCCACCGGGCCCGCTCCTCCTGCGCCCTGCGCTCCTCGTTCTCCGCCTGGATAATCTCGTTGTGGTCGTCGATGTCGTCGAACAGCTTCTGGCAGGCCGCGACGGACAGCCGGTCCGCGCGGTAGTCGCCGAGGGCCGGTTTCAGGTGCAGGCGGATGTGGCCTTCGTAGCCGCGGAGCGTGGTGCGCCGCCGGTCGGCGCGCCGCTTGGCCGCCACGAAGGCGTCCAGCAGCTCGGCGACGGTCCAATGGCTGTCCAGGGCCGCGCCGCCCAGGCGTGCCCGCACCTCCTCCGGCGTGGGTATCGGGTCCCGGGCCGGCATCAGGCCCATGAGGAGGTCGCCGACCCGGCGCCGGGTGGCGTCGTCGTCTTTCTTGACGAGCTCCAGGAGCGCCCGGACCTTGCCGAGGTCCGTCTCGGCGTCGTCCTTCGTGGCGTAGCCGGTGCGCCGCCACCGGCGGCGCTTTCCCTCGGCGTCCTCCGGGAGTTCCTGGTGTATCTCGAACCGCGCGTGACCCCGGCGGGACAGCTTCGGGCACTTCGTGCCGAGGCGTTTTCCGTCCGGGCCGCGGCACTCGCATCGCCTGTTGACGCCGCCGCCGCGGCGTGATCCGGGCATTTCAGTTGATCTCCTCTCGCATGCTCCAGTGGCCTTCGGGGCCGGTCTGGAGGTCCGCAATACGGTTGAGGGCGTCGGCCAGGGCTTCGGTCATGTGATCGGGTCGCACGGCGAGGACGAGGCCGTCATCGGTGGTGATAGCAACGACGAGAACCCCTGGCGGGAGGTCGCTGCGGAAAGTGAACCGGCACGTGGCTCTGTAGCTGCTCTTTGTCGACACGCCTGCCTCCCTCGGGCGCGCTGCGGCTGTGCAGGGTGAGCCGCAGCACGGGTGTGCTGTTGAGGCGCCCCCCCAGGCGGATCAGACATATTGCCGCTGTGACACGTGTCACACAAGAGGTTTGTCCGAACCTTACGCTCCGTGCGCTCTGTCAGCCCTCGTCGCTTTCGTCGCCCTCGCGCGGTCTCGGTGCCAACAGTCGCGCGAGCCGCAGGACTTGCTCTAGCGCTTCGTCGTCCAGCCGCTCCAGGTCCGGGACGATGATGCGTACTCGCTGTTGCGGCTCCCATAGAGAGGTCACCCCGTAGAACTGTGCGGCCGTAGCCGTCCGCAGCTCCTCCATGTCGAGTTCCAGCGCAACGCTCAGTCCGCGCAGCCGCCACAGCTCTGGCGGAGGGGTGCGGCCGTGCTCCAGGTCGTGCACCCAGCTCGACTTGACCCGGCGGCCAGTCTTGGGGTCGATCGCCAGCTCTTCCAGCTTGGCGAGGGATAGACCAAGGGCGCGTCGTCGTGCGCGCACGAGATCGGAGAGATCCCGGCGGTCTGTGCGCGCGGCCGGCGTGCCGTCCCGGTCGGTCATGAGGTTCATCCTGCCACTCCGTGGGCGTGGGGTGTCCATGGGGCGGGGGTGAGATGGGGTGCGTCCCCGCAGGTCGCGCGCATCCGCCTTTGCATGCGCTGGACAGAGTGTCCAGGAATTAGGACGGCCTAACAAGGGCGCACGGGCGCACGGGGGGCGACCGGCATAACTCCCCCATGGGATCCATCCGAACTTCTGGACAGAGCGTCCGGGATTTGCCATGCTTCTACTGTCCGGATTTTCGGATGACTCATCGCTTCAACCGGATGCCGAGGTTCCCGTGAGCACACCCACACCCAGATACCGGCTGGTCAGCCCGGACCGGCTGCGGATGCTGATGGAGCGCACCGCCACCGGCGGCCCCATGAGCGTCCGGCAGCTCGCCGACGCGGCCGGCGTGCAGAAGAGCACGATCGACGGCCTCCTGCACCAGCGACAGGAGACGGTCAGCGCTGACCGGGCGCATGCGATCGCCGAGGCGATCGGCGTGGATCTCCTCGTCGTCTGGCAGCCGGTCGGCCGGGTCACGGGGGATGCGCGGATCGCCTCGGCGCCGAGCGAGGTCCCGGCGTGAACCGGCCGGAGATGACCGTCGGCGAGCTGCTGGCGCTGCCCGCGATGGTCGAGGTCTGGCCGACCGTCGGCCGGATCTACGGCATCTCCCGCTGGCAGACGTACTACCTCGCCCGCACGGACGGCCTGCCCGTGCCGGTGCACCGGGTCGGCGAGCGGACCCTGCGCGTGCGCACCGCCGACCTGGTCGCGGATCTGGGGCTGGACTCGCTGGCCGCCATCAAGGCCGCAGCCGAGCCGGACGCGGCCGACGCCGCCTGACACATGCAGATGGGCCCGCCGTGCGAGGGCGGGCCCGGGGTGACCCCACCCCACTCCACCAACCAGGAAGAGAGAGAGGTAAGGCCAGATGGCTGAGCTTACCCAGAAGACTCCGCCGGGGGACCGCCCGGCGCCGGACATGCAGGGCCTGCTCGGCGTGCTGGGCTGCGCGCTGGACATGACGGCCGGCATCCCGGAGGTGCAGGACCCGGACCGGGCGGCCTGGTCGATCGGCTATCGGCCGGTCGCCGGGATCTGCGTGGAGGTGACCTTGCATGACCCGGTGTCTGTGGAGCTGCTGGAGCGGATCGCCGCCGCGCTGGGCGGTGGCGAGGTCCGGGACACGGGCACCGTGTCCGGCGCCGTGCGGCTGCACGAGGTGGCGGGGCGGCTGGGTGACATCCCGGTGCGGGTGTCCGGCTGGGTGCCGCTGCCGAGCGAGCGTGAGGCGCTGCTGGCGCGGCTGGCGGAGCTGGACGCGCGGGAGGCGGCCGGCGACGCCGGGGCGGGGGTGTCCCGGTGATGCCGTCGTGGGACGTGGTCGGGCGGAATCCGGAGGGCCGGGCGCGCCGGTCTTCGGCGGGGACGCGCCGGAAGAAGACGAAGCGGGCCCGCGCCCGCCAGCTCGTGGCCAGCACGCAGCAGCGGGGACAGGAGGTGTCCCGGTGAGTGAGCTGAGCGAGCGGGTGGCGGCCCGGCTGTACGGGCCCGACTGGCAGGCCCACCGGACGCTCCGGGTGGCGCACGGCGCGCTGGAGCTGGCGGAGCTGGCCGGGTTCCTGATCGACCCGGAGGAGGCGGAGCGGATCCGCGCGGAGGCGGTGCAGGACCTGCGGGACCAGCTCGCCGCCGCGCGCCGGACGGTGGAGGAGCAGCAGCGGGAGTTGTCCGCGCTGCGCCCCCCGCACCGGCCGGACGGCGACGCCGCGGTCTGGCGCCTGGAGCAGAACGAACACCTCGTGGTCTGCCGCCGCACCCGGGCGGAGGCGCGCGCCGATGGCGAGTACCTGCTGGCCAAGGCCGGTGTCGCGCCGGGCGCGTCCGTGCGGTGGCGGCAGGTCGACGGCCGCACTGAGGTGCTGGAACACGTCATCGAGGGCGGCGACTGGGTGGAGACCGCGTGGCGGATCGTGTGCGAGGCGCCGGAGGTGCGGCCGTGATCCGCGAAGGGCTGGTCCCGCTGCTGGCCGGGGGCGGGGCGGCCGTCGTGCTGGCCGCCGAGGCGCTGCTGATCCCGCAGACGGACCGCATCAAGGCCGCCTGCGGCCGGGCCGCCGCCGGGGTGTCCCGGGCCGTGCGCACCGCCGTCGGCCTGCTGCTGTTCGAGGCCGCCGTGTTCCGGCTCGCCCACCCCGTCCACCGCCCGGCCGGCCCGGGCCACCACCGCCGAGGAGGCACACGATGACGGACACCGCGCCGGCCGGGGCCACCACGGCCCCGGCCGCCGGGCCGGTCCAGCCCGGCCAGTACGACATCCCCGCCGAGCAGTACCACGCTGACCCGGTCCCGGGCGGCTCCCTGTCCTCCAGCGGAGCGCGCCAGTTGCTGGCGGAGTGCCCGGCGAAGTTCGCGCACGACCGGGCCCACGGCAGCACCGGCACGCGGGCCATGGAGTTCGGCACCGCCGCCCACACCGCCATCCTTGGCATCGGCCCGGACATCGTCCGCGTCGACGCCAAGGACTGGCGCACCAAGCAGGCCCAGCAGCAGCGCGACGCCGCCCGCGCCGAGGGCGCGGTGCCGCTGCTGGCCGCCGAGTACGACCGGCTGCTCGCCATGGCCGACGCGCTCCAGGCGCACCCCCGGGCAGCGGAGCTGTTCGCGCCGGGCGGGGAACCGGAGCAGACGTTCATCTGGCAGGACGGCGAGACCGGGGTGTGGTGCCGCTCCCGGGTGGACTGGCTGCCTCCGGTGGGCGGCGGCCGGCTGACGCTCACGGACTACAAGACCACGGTCAGCGCGTCGCCGAGGGCGATCGCGGAGGCGGTCTACCGGTGCGGCTACCACCAGCAGGCCGCGTTCTACCTCGACGGCATCCGCGCGGTGCTGGGCGTGGACGCGGTGTTCGAGTTCGTGTTTCAGGAGAAGACGCCGCCCTACGTGGTGACGGTGGCGCGGCTGGACCTGGAGACGCTCCAGCTCGGCGCCGCCCGGAACCGGCGCGCCCGCCACATCTTCGCCGAGTGCCAGCGCACCGGCATCTGGCCCGACTGGGGCCCCGACACCCACTTCCTGTCCCTGCCGCCGTGGGCGGCGTTCCGCGACGCCGAGGAGTACCTGTGACCCTGCCTCCCCCCAAGCGTGCCGCCCAGCAGGCGGCCGACAGCAGCGAGTTCGACGGCGGCACCTTCACCTTCCAGGCCGCCACGAAGGAACAGACCAAGGCCCGCGTGGCGCTGATGGGCGTCTCCGGGTCGGGCAAGACCTGGACCGGGCTGGCCGTCTGTCACGGCCTGGCCGCCGGCGGCCGGTTCGCCGTCATCGACACCGAGCGGGGCGCCGCAGCGAAGTACGTCGGCATCAACGGCATCACCTTCGACGCCTTGCAGATGCACCGCTACGACCCGCGCGACCTGGTCAAGGCGCTGGCCGCCGCCGCCAAGGCGGGATACCCGGTGGTGATGGTCGACTCCCTGTCCCACTTCTGGAAGGGCACGGACGGCACCCTCGACCAGGTTGAGAAGGCCAAGCGGAAGTACGGCGGCAACAGCTTCGCGGGGTGGAAGGACGGCACCCCGATGCAGAACGACATGGTCGACGCCCTGCTGACCTACCCCGGGCACGTGGTCACCACGATGCGCTCCTACACCGAGTGGTCGCTGGAGAAGAACGAGCGCGGGGTGCTGGAGCCGGTGCGCAAGGGCACCCGGCCGGAGCAGCGCCGCGGTGTGGAGTACGAGTTCGACCTGGTGGCGTCGATGGACGTGGAGAACCGGCTGACGGTCATCAAGTCCCGCTGCCCGGCCCTGCACCGGCGGGTTGTCGAGACCCCGGACGGCACGGCGGTGGCGAAGGAGCTGCTGGCGTGGCTGGACGACGGGGCACCGGCGGCCGACCCGGCGGCCTACGTCGACCGGGCGACCGCGGAGGACGCCTCCTATGCCGGGCTGCTGGAGCTGTACCGGGAGGTGGAGGCGCGCGGCCTGCTGGCGACGCCGATGCTGCACCCGGACACGGACGAGCCGACCAGCCTTGGCGAGTACGTCAAGGCCCGCGGCAGCGCCCTGAAGGTCGGTGAGCGGTGATGCAGTGGCCGTGGGTGCGCCGGTCTCGGCTGGCGGAGGCATGGGAGGAGGCGTCGCGCGGGTGGGCTGCGGCCCGGGACGCGCGCGCGGAGGCTGCGGCAGCAGGGGACGCGCCCACGGTGGTGCACCGGCAGCAGGAGTCCGCCGCCAGCGTGGCGGTGGACGAGGCACGGCGGCCGGACGCCGCCGAGCGGCGGGTGCGCGAGCTGGAGTCCGAGCTGGCGGTGCGGGACCGGCGGATCGAGACGCTGGAGAAGCAGTTGGCGGACGCCGTCGGCCGGGACGATGCGGCGCTGGATGCGGCCGGAGCTGCGTGGCTGGGTCACGCGGCCACTGAGTATGGGTGGCAGGCCAAGAGCGACGAGGCCGCGAAGCGGGGTGCGTCGTGAGCCCTGACGACTACGAGCGGCTGTACGACGAGGCCCGCGAGGAGCCCGCGTTCTGCAACGGCACCGAGGCTGAGGACTGGATCAGCGCGAACTGCGCCGTCTGCGTCCACGACCGCCCGGCCCGGCTCGGGGACGACACCCGGGGCTGCCCGCTGATCCTGATCTCGCTGATGGACCGGCGGCCGGTGCAGTGGCTCGACGGGCCGCGGGACGCGGAGGGCCGCTACTCCATGGCCCGGCAGTACACCTGCATCGAGTTCCGGCACGAGGACGACGAGGACCCGGAGCCGCGCCCGACCCCGGACCCGCCGGGGCAGGGCGTGCTGATGCCGCGGGAGCCGTACACGGGCGTGCGGATGCTGACGGCGCTGCCGGAGGGGGTGAGTGCCCCGTGAGGCCGGAGGCGTGGAGCCCGGAGGTCGTGGTCCTGCTGGTGGTGGTGGGCACGGTGTGTCTGGTCGCGTGGACGGTGCGGCTGCGCGCCACGGGCCGTCACCGGGCGGTCCCGGAGCCGGACCGGCCCGGCGCGACTCTCGACGCGGCCGTGCGGGATGCCCTGGACGGGGCCGTCCCCAGCAGGCCCCTTCTCACCGCGCGTGAACGGGAGGCCATCGCCGAGGCGGTCGCTGAGGCGTTCCGCAAGGGGGGTGAGGGCCGTGGCTGAGCCGACGCCCGCACCGCCCCCGCCGCCGTCCGGCTGCCCGCACGTCCGGTGCCCGGGCGCGTGCGACTGGTGCCGCGTGGAGGACGCCCTCCGGAGGGCAGAGCGGTGAGCGCGGACCGCGCCCGGCGCCGCGTCATCACCTGTGCCTGCTGCGGGCAGACCGCGGCCCACCGCGGGCGCGGGTACTGCGTGGCCTGCTACACCCGCTGGGTCTACCACGGCCGTCCGGCCAGCGGGCCGCCCGCGCCCGGGGCGACGCCACCCAAGCCCCGCGCGGCTGCGGACCTGTTCATCCCCGCACGCTGCCGCCACGGCCACGTGCTCGGCTCGGCGAACCTCCGCTTCACCCCGGCCGGGGTGCGGTACTGCCGGGCCTGCCGGGGCGACGCCGAGCGGGCGTACCGGGAGCGGCAGTTCACGGACCGCCACGAGGGCCACGACGTGATCCCGACCCGGGACGGTCGACGCTACTGCCGGACCTGCAACCGGGGCGACCACGACGTGGACGAGATCGCTGTCGAGCGCGCCGCTGGCGGCGACGCCCGTGGCATCCGGCTGACGCCTGCGGAGCGGGAAGCTGCCGTGCTCCGGCTGCGCGCCTATGGCCACCCGTACTGGCTCATTGCCGAGCGGGTCGGCTGCGCCCTGCATACGGCGTGGGCGATCTGCCACCGTAACGGGCTGACCGTGTCTCGGCGCCGGAGGGCCGCCCGGTGAGCGCCCCGGCCGTCGTCGAGTACCTGTACGCGATCGAGGCGGAGGGGTGGGACGGCGACGACAGCCGCTTTCACCGCCCCGCCCGGGTGCTGGAGATGCCCGTCGTCCGGCGGACCGCGCGCCGTATCTACTACCGCCGCCCCGGCCCCGGGGAGCAGATCGGCTACGTCGACCGGCAGGCGATCGAGGAGGCCGGGGAGGTGTGGCGCCGGTCGGCGGGCTGGTGGGAGCCGGACATCCGGGTGTACCGGGACCGGCCGACCCTGCCGGACCACGGCCGGCGCCCGGATCTGGCCGCGCTGCGCGCGGAGATGGCCGCGGCGCACCCGGACCGGGGCGGCACCGAGGCGGCGTTCATCGCCGCCCGGGAGCGGTACGAGCGGGCACGCCGGAGGGCCGCCCGGTGAGCGCCGTCCTTCTCTTCCTGCTGCTGCCGCATCTGACCGGGTGCCGGGCCGTGACCGCCCCCGGCCCGGCACCCCACCAACCACCCACCCACCCACCCACCCACCTGCTGAGGAGCACATCGTGACCACCTTCGCCGACGAGATGCCCGAGCCCTGGGTGCGGGCCCTCGCCGACCACATCGAGGCCGGCGGCTGGGGCCTCGCCGACGCCCACGAGTCCGCCATCGCCGTCCACCTCGGCGACACCGCCCGGGGCGCCCTCGGCGCGGCCGACACCGACCGCTACCTGGTCATCGGCTGGTCCGCGGCCGGAGCGGACTGGGGCCTGGCCGCGTCCCGCGGGCACGTCCCGCACCCGCAGCTGCTGCCCGGCGACACGCCGGTGCAGCTTGCCGCGGCGGTGGGGCGGCTGATGCGGACCGGCCGCGCCGAGCCGCGCGAGATCCGGCACGCCGTCCCCTACGGCGCCCCGGGCGAGGCGTGCACCTGCGAGCGCATCACGGCGTGCCGGGGCCTGATCCCGGACGCGGACTGCCCGGAGCACGGCGACCGGCGCAACCCCGCCATGACCTGGCACTGGGAAGCGCTCTGTCCGCCCGGCGCCTGACCGTTCACCCCCTGATGAGAGGTATGCGATGACACCCGATGAGGCCCGCGCGCAGGTGCGCTACTCCTGCCCGTCCGCCTGCGACTTCGAGGCGGTGCGGGGTGAGGACGGCGCGGTCCTCGGCTACACCTACGCCCGGACGGGCAGGCCCGACACTGATTTCGGCTGGGTGACGGCCGGCGGCCAGGTGGCGGCGGCCGGGGACTGGTACCGGTCGCAGGCGGAAGAGGTGCTGCGTCTCGCCGCCGGTGGTGCGGCGTGAGCGCCCCGGCCCGAGACGACGCCCAGGCGCACGGGACGCTGGACCTGCCGCTGGTGCCGCCGCCGGGCGGCACCGTGCTGCACTCCTCCGAGCGGGCGACCGTCATCTGGGGTGACTGCCGCGACCCCGCCGTCATCGCCGCCGTCCCGGACTGGTACGGACTGCTGTGCACCGACCCCCCATACGGCAAAGCCTGGCACAACGGGTACCACCGGCGCGTCCCGTTCGAGCCGCTGGCCGGGGATGACGGCTCGGTGGACTGGCCCGCCGTGCTCGCCGAGTGGGTCGGCCCGACCGGCACCTACAACCAGGGCCTCGCCTCCTCCCGGCATGTCTACGTCTTCGGCTACCGCCCCGAGGCGCTGGCCGAGCCCCTGCGCCTCGGTCGCGCCGCCGCAGAGCTGATCTGGGACAAATGCAAGACCGGGCTCGGCAGCCTGGAACAACCGTGGGGGCCGGCACACGAGGTGCTCACCTTCGGGGTGCACACCAAGTCGCGGGCGGGCCGCGCCAAGGGGGAGGGCACCGTGGCCGCCCGGATGCGCAAAGGGTCGGTGCTGCGCGTCCCCCGGAAGAACTCCACGCAGGTCAACCGCCACCCCACGGAAAAACCGGTCGCCCTGATGCAGGAGTTGATCGAGTCCTCCACGGTGCGGGGCGACCTGGTGGTGGACCCCTGCGCCGGGTCCGGCTCCACCGGCGTCGCCGCCGTGCTCGCCGGCCGCCGCGCGCACCTGGTGGAGATCGACCGCCGCTACGCCGAACTCGCCGCCGACAGGGTGCGCGCCGCCGAGGCCGTGGCCGCCCAGATGGACCGCCTCTAACCCCACCGACTCCCGGCCGGGCCCGTCGCCCCCGGCCCGGCCGGGACCACCCCGCACCGACCACCACCGACCGAGGAGCACCCGATGACCGACACCCCGCCGCCCGCCTACACCCGCGCCGACCTCATCGCCGAAGCCGCACGCCAGCACAAGGCGTCCACCGAGGACCCGGACTGGACCGACATCGGCGAGGCCATGGAAGGCCAGCCCATCACCCCGGCCGACTACCCGCCTGGCGTCATCCCGGCCACCTGGGACGACCTCGACCCGGACGCCCGCGAAGACGCCCAGGCCGCCATCAACAAGCTGATCTGCGGCGCGGCCGACACCTCCGAGTGGGCCGTCAACCTCGGCGCCGCTGGATTGGAGCCCTACCGGTCCATCGGTTACCGCGTGACGACCGGCGGGTGGGCTGCCGCTGTCCATCTCGCCGTTGACCCGGGCTACCCGGAGGAGAAGCGCGCCGAGCTGCTGGCGGAGCTGACTACCGCGTTCTCGGACGTCGTGCACCGCGTGCTGGGCCTGGCCCCGGTCGCCGTCACCGAGGTGTCGCGGTGACCGCGGCGAGGAGCACCCCGATGACAACTCCGCACCTGTGGGAGATCGACCACCCCTACTACTGCACCGAGGGCAACTACTACGCCCGTCCCTCCGAGGGACTGCACACCGAGTACGAGACCTGGCAGGACTTCCACGCCGACTGGGGCTCCCTCGACCCCGACCTGAACTTCGTGTGGCGCTGGGACTGGAAGCGCGCCGATCCGTCCCACTACGAGGACGGCGAGGAGATGCCGCCCGACCGGCTGCTCGTGTTCTGGGTCTTGCAGCGCAAGGCCATCCTCCGCTCCACCGAGTGCACGGTCACCGAGGCCGACGAGCCGGCCGTCCGGGAGTGGCTGGCGGAGAAGGCGGAGTGGGTCCGCGCGGTCTGGGAGCCGTTCCTGCCCGTCCCGGAAGGGGCCGCGTCGTGACCGCGGCGTGGCGTGGGCGCCGCGCCGCGCGGCGCCGCCTGGCCCGGATGGACCGGCGGATCGCGACGGAGCGGGACCCGGGCGCGCGCGGGGCGTGGCGCATGCTGCGCCGCCGCGCCGCCGAGGACCTGGAGGACCTGGACGCCGACCGCTACCGGCCGCGCCCCCGCCACTGGGCCGCGGTGGCCGCCGCTCTGGCCACCGTGCTGGCGCTGGCCGCCGGACCGGCCGCCTGCCAGCCGGACCAGACCGCCCGCCCCACACCCACACCCACACCCGCACCCCCGCCGTCCGAGGACGCCCTCGGCGGCACCCGAGGAGACACCCCATGACCACCGCAGCCCGCTACCGCAAGAAGCCCGTCGAGATCGAGGCGATCCACTTCGACGGCAGCAACGCCAGCGTCCTCGCCGTCATGCACTTCGTGAATGCCGGACACGGCACCCGCGAAATCAAGATCCACGCCGCCGAGGACCCGGCGAAGACCCACATCACCATCCCCACGCTGGAAGGCGACATGCGCGCCACCGCTGGCGACTGGATCGTCAGGGGCGTCAAGGGCGAGCTCTACCCCGTCAAGCCGGACATCTTCGAGGCCACCTACGAGGCCGCCACTGGTCCCGACCCTGCCGGGCACGGCCCGCTGTGGCGCCTGCTGGACTGGTCGTTCTGGGGCGCCGGGATGGGCGACACCTTCCGGGAGCCCCTGGCCGACGCCATGCTCGCGGCCATCCCCGCCGAGACGATCGCCCAGGCCGAGGCCGTGATGGCGGAGTTCATCGAGCGGCGGCAGATCAAGAAGACCGGCGTGACGCGCTACCAAGAGCAGCGCGACGAACTGGAGCGCCTGCGCGCCGCCTTGGCCGCGCGGCCCGACCCCGCCACCGCGCTCCGGCAGGCCATCGAGGTGGCGCGCGCCACCGGCGACCGCCTCCGCGCACGCGGCTACGAAGACCGGGCATGGGGCGCCTACGGCGTCATGGAAGAACTCGGGCGCCGCCTGGCCGACGGGGCGGAGCCCGCCGCCGCCCCGGACGGCGACACCCAGCCCTGCGGCCACGACGACTACCACGACCCCCACCCCTGGCCCGACAAGCCGCACACCTGGTGCCCCGGCCACACCAGCGGCGACGGCGGTGCGTGATGGAAGACATCGCCCTGCTCGCCGACCTCCTCGGCCTGCTGCCCACCAGCGCCGAGGACTGGGCCGTCGTCGCCGCCATCGCCGTGGTGCTCATCGTCCCGTGGGCCGTGGGCGCCGCCCTCATCCTCGGCGCCGCCACCCACGGCCTCCTGCGGCTCCTCCACATCCGTCCGGCCGAGCCGCAGGCCGAGCCGGAGCACGCCCGGCCCGGTGCCGTGCCTCGCGAGCAACTCCTCGCTGCTATCGCCCGGGAACGCACCGCCCGCCGCCGCGCCGAGCAGCGGGCCGCAGCGCTCCTCGCAGCCCACGCCGACACCCAGCCGCTGCCCCGCGCGGAGGCCGCCTCATGAGCGACATCGCCATCACCTGTGCCTGGGTCGCCGCCGCCGGCGCCGGCTGGCTGGTCCTGTCCACCGCCTTCGGCCTGCTCCTCGGCCGCGCCATCCGCCGCAACACCGACTACTGACCCGCGCCCTGTCCCGGCGCCCATCCGGGACAGGCCACCCACCCGAAGGAGAACGCCATGACCAACCAGCCCGAACCGCAACCGATACCGGCCCGGCCGGCCGTGTGCCCCACCTGCGGCCACCCCGCCCCCAACCCCCTCACCGGTATCCGGCCCGGCGGCGCAACCCCCACCAGCCTCCCCGGACCCACCACCCCCGTCGTGATCCCGCTCCACCACGCCCCCTTCGCACACCACTGAGGAGACACCGTGAGCTCCACCACCGGCATCGAGTGGACCGATGCCACCTGGAACACCGTGACGGGCTGCACCAAGGTGTCGCCCGGCTGCGACTCCTGTTACGCCGAGACGTTCGCCGAGCGGTTCCGGGGCGTACCCGGCCACCACTTCGAGAACGGCTTCGACGTCACCCTCCGCCCCGAGCGGATCCTGCTGCCGCTGAAGTGGCGCAAGCCCCGCCGCATCTTCGTGAACTCCATGTCCGACCTGTTCCACGACCAGGTCCCGGACGAGCACATCGCCGAAGTGTTCGCCGTCATGGCCCGCACACCGCAGCACACCTACCAGATCCTCACCAAGCGGCACGGCCGGATGCGGTCCCTGCTGTCGAACCCCACCTTCGGGCACCTCGTTGCTGAGCAAGGCCGCGCCGGCCTGATCCGTTGCTCCGAAGACTGGATGGCGGTCGGCGCGATGCTCCTGGGCAAGCCGCTGCCGAACGTGTGGCTCGGGGTGAGCGTAGAGGACCAGAAGCGGGCTGAACTCCGTATCCCCGTGCTGCTGGAAACCCCGGCCGCCGTCCGGTTCCTGTCCTGCGAACCGCTGCTCGGGCCGGTGGACCTGACCCGCATCGCCGCTGGCTCGAAGCAGCAGCCGGACATGGTGTACGACGCGCTGGGTCAGCGGTACGGCGTGCCCGGCCGGTGGCAGGCCGCGACGTCCGCCCGGGTGGACTGGGTCATCGTCGGCGGTGAGAGCGGCAGGGCAGCGCGCCCCATGAGCCCGGACTGGGCCCGCTCCCTGCGCGACCAGTGCGCCGACGCCGGAGTGCCCTTCCTGTTCAAGCAGTGGGGGGAGTACGCGCCGACCGGCTACATGGCGATCGGTCGCACGGAGCCGGGCCGCGTCCACGTCGGCGACCCGCTCGACGAGCTCGGCCACCGCTGGGAGATGCGGCGCCTCGGCAAGCACCGCGCCGGCCGTGAACTCGACGGCCGCACCTGGGACCAGTACCCCGCCTGACCCGCCGTTGGCCGCCCCCGCCCGAATCGGGGGCGGCCACCACCACCGTACCCACCACCCCGGAGGACACCGTGAACACCACCACCGCCGCGCCGCTGATCTCACTGGACACGGAAACAACCGGCCTGGTCCCGGGCCACCACATGCCCTGGGAAATCGCGATCATCCGCCGCGAACCCGACGGCACCGACACCGAGCACCTCTTCCAGATCCGGCCCTCCGATGCCCACCTCCGCCACGTCGCCGACCCCGAATCCCTCAAGATCAACCGGTTCGCCGAGCGGTTCGCCATCCCCGACGGCCACGATGCCGCCGACATGCTCACCGGCAACAGCCCGGCCCCTCTCAGCTTCTTCGAAGCCTGCGCCCGCATCCACGCCCTCCTGTCCGGCGCCGTGGTCATCGGCTCCAACCCCAGCTTCGACACCGCCCACCTCAGCCACCTCCTGGGCGTCGGACCCGGCCGCCCCGAACCGTGGCACTACCGCGTCGTGGACGTCGCCGACCGCGCCGCCGGCTACCTGACCGGCCTCGGCCCGCAGCGGTCCGGCCTGACACCGCCGAAGCACGCCACGCTGATCACCCCGCCGTTCTCCTCCAAGGCCCTGTCCCGCGCCGTAGGCGTCGAACCCCCCGGCGACGGCGACGCCCACACCGCCCTCGCCGACGCGAAGTGGGCGATGGCTGTCTACGACGCGGTCACCGCTGGGGGTGCACGGTGACCCAGCTCCAGATGCCGTTCACCCCCGACGGCGCCCTCGACCCCACCCTCGGCGAGCACGCCAAACAGGCCGGCATGGCCCAAGCCGAAGCCGCCACCGACCCCGACTGGGCCGCCACCTGCGACGAAGCCATAGAGGAAATGGCCCGCCGCGGCCAGCCGTTCCAGGCCAGCGACCTCGTCCGCGCCGGACTCGTCGGCGAACCCGATGACCACCACAGGTGGGGAGCCCGCTTCGGCCTCGCCGCCCGCCGCGGCGTCATCGAGCACCACCACGCCGACAAGTCGGGCCGCGCGACCTCCCGCCGCAGCCTCCTCAACACGTGGATCGGCACCGACACCTACCGCCAGCAGGCCGCCCGGGCCGAGGCCGGTGAGGGGAGGGCCGCCTGATGACCACAGACCGCTGCCGCAACGGCCACCCCCGCACACCCGAAACCGTCCGCATCACCAAACAAGGCTGGCGGATCTGCCGCACCTGCGCCACCGAGCAGCGCGCCCGCCAGCACGCCTGGCGCCTCAACAAGAACCGCGCCCGCCGCAACCGCGAGTTCGACCGCCGCCACACCGGCCACCAAACGCGCCTCGACACCCTCGGACGCCGCCGCTGCCTGGACTGCTCCACCAACCGCAGCGATCCCCGCATCCACGCCGCCGCCACCGCCCTGCGCGGGCTGCTCACCGCTGCCGAGATCGCCGACGTCCTCGCTATCTCGGAGCGGACCGTCAATCGCATCCACGCCCGCGCAAAGACCACCGCCACCGCGCCGGTACCGGCACCGCCCGAGCCCGACGAGGACGACGTCGACCTGGTCGCCGTGCGCCGCTGGATCGCCGGCGACACCACCATCCCCCTCACCCGGCCCGAACGCATCACCGCCGCCCACCTCATCTGGAAGGACGCCGCCTGATGTACCGCCACGACAACCACATCTGCACCCTGACGGACCTGTTCTGCGGCGCCGGCGGCTCCTCCACCGGCGCAATCCAGATCCCCGGCGTCCAGGTCATCATGGCCGCCAACCACTCCCGGCACGCCATCGACACCCACCAGGCCAACCACCCCAACACCCGACACGACTGCGCCGACATCTCCCAAGTCGTCCCCCAGCGCTACCCCCGCACCGACATCCTGTGGGCGTCCCCCGAGTGCACCAACCACTCCGTCGCCAAAGGCAAGAGCCGGGACCACGGCGAATGGAACGACGGCCTGTTCGCCCCCGACGGCACCAACGAAGCAGAGATCCGCTCCCGCGCCACCATGTGGGACGTCCCCCGCTTCTGCGAAGCCCACAACTACAGCCTGGTCATCGTCGAAAACGTCGTCGACTCCCGCTGGTGGGGACCCAAGACCCGGCCCGGCGCCATCTACGACTCGTGGCTGTACACCATGAAGCACGGCCTCGGCTACGCACACCGCGCCGTGTACCTCAACAGCATGTTCGCCGCCGCGGCCGGCGACCCCGCGGCCCAGTCCCGCGACCGCAAGTACGACGTGTTCTGGCTCCCAGACCAGGTCAAGCACGCCCCCGACTTCGACAAGTGGCTGCGCCCCACCGCCGTCTGCCCCATGCACGGCCCAATCCGCGCGATCCAGGCATGGAAAACCACAAGGGTGTGCACGCCGGCCAACCCCTGGGGCCGGTACGGCAAGACAGGCCAGTACCTGTGGCGCTGCCCTCAGGTCGCCTGCCGCAACTCGGTCGTCACCCCGGCCGTCCGCCACGCCGCCGAGATCATCGACTGGGGGCTGCCCGCCAGGACCATCGGGGAACGCAAGGGCACCAGCGACGAGCTCGCGCCCAACACCCTGCGCCGCATCACCGCCGGGTACAAGAAGTTCTCCCGCCCGTTCCTCGTGCCCAACGAGGGCCGCGAGAAGCCCCCGATGGACATCCTGGAGCCGCTGCGCACCGTCACCACCCGCAACGAGACCGGGGTGGCGCTGCCGCCCTACGTGGTCGAGCTGCGCGGCGGCGGCTCCTCCCACCGGGCCGTCACCGAACCACTGTCCACCGTCACTGCCGGGGGCAACCACCACTTTCTGGTGACCGCCCCCGACATGGTCCTGCCGTACTACAGCAGCAGCATCGCCCGGCCGGCCACCGAGCCGCTCGGCACGGTGACCACGACGGAAGGGCACGCCGCGATCTACGGCGGCCCGGTGCGGTCGGTGGACGACTGCCGCTACCGGATGCTGGAGCCGCACGAGTACCAGGCCGCGATGCACTTCCCGGCGGACTACATCCTCACCCCCCGCGACAAGCGGACCAAGGTCAAGATGCTGGGCAACGCCGTTACCCCGAACGCGGCCCGGGACCTGGTCGCCATGGCCGTCGAGGCGCTGACCGGGCAGGAGCTGGAGCCCGCCGCACCGCCCACGGCCGCGGTGGGGGTGGCGGCGTGACGACGGCAACCACCACCGCACACAACCGCACACGCCGGCCGGTCACCGCCACCGCCTGGCTGACCGTCCACCTCGGCACCACCACCCGCACCGGCACCTGGCACCCGCGGCCCCGCTGGATCACCCCGCCGGCCGCCGACTACCGGTGCCGCTGCGGATGGCACGACACCGCCGCCGGAGACGCCGTGGCGGCGTTCGCCGCAGAGGTCCGCGGCCGGCACGCCAGCCAGTGCAAGGCGGTGCGGCGATGACGTCAGGACTCGGCGCCAGCGCCTTCCTCGTGGATCAGCTCGAGCAGCCGGTCGTAGAGCGACTTCGCGACCGCTCCGCGCTGCTCGTCGGTCAGGTCCCCAAGCGCCCGGGCGATCGCCTCGGCCGCCTGCCGGTCCCGCTTCGCCTGCTCGTAGAAGGCATAGCTGACGAGGACGGCGGCTTCCTTGCCGCGGTTCATGAGGATCGTGGGTTCGCCGGCGAACCGGGCGCGCGCGATGACCTCTCCGAGGACGTTGCGGGCCTCGGCGATCTTCGCGCGGTGCTCGGTGCGGGGCGTGGTCATGGCTACAGCGTAGCGGATTCGCTACAGACCACAACATCGCCAATTCGCTTTCTTAGCTATGATGGGCATGTGAGGGTTCGCGAGGCGCCGCCTCCCTGACCTGCAATTCGACTCGCCCGCAAACCCTCAGCCCCACCCCCGAGAGAAGGACGCACGTGAGCCTCGACGCCATGCACTGGGTGTGGAACCACTCCCAGACGCGAGGGAACGCCCGCCTGGCCCTGCTCTTCGTAGCGGACCAGGTGCGTACCCCGGCGTGCGAGGTGCGCGTCAGCGTGGCCGACCTCATGTGCGCGCTGAACGCCTCCAGGAACACCGCGAGGGAGGCGATCCGGGCGGCCGAGGAGACCGGGGAACTGGAGACGATCGAGCCGGCATCGGGTCGCCGCGCGGCGCTGTACCGGCTCCCGAAGGCGGTCGGGCACGTCCAGCCGAGCTCTCGTAGAGGGTCAGAACTTGACCCTCTAGAAAACCGTAGAGGGTCAGAACTTGACCCCCTACGGCCCGGCCCCTCCCCCCGTAGAGGGTCAGAACTTGACCCCCTAGAAAACCGTAGAGGGTCAACTTTCGACCGTAGAGGGTCAGAACTTGACCCCCCTTACCCACACCCAACTACTAACCAGCAAGCAGGCACGGGCGCGGGTGAGGCCAGCAGCGACCAGACGGACGTCTTCACCGTCTGCGGTCCGCTCATCCAGGCGATGACCGACGCCGGGATCACCGTCTCCTGGGACATGTCCACCGAGCAGTGGATGGAGACCGTCCGCGTCGTCCAGCGCGCCGGTGTCGACGCCATGGTCGAGTTCGCCCTCAAGACGATGCCGACCGCCAAGACGCCGGTCCGGTTCGCCAAGTTCTTCCTCGCCGCCGGATGGCGCGGCCTGCCCCCGGCCAGCGCCCGTCAGCCGTCGCAAGCCCGAATGCCCCGTTCGCTGCCGCCGCATTGCGGTGAGTGCGACCCGGACACCCGCCTCCGCTCCGGCGAGACACCCGACGGATTCCGCGTCGTCGCCCCCTGCCCCGACTGCCACCCGAACCGTGAAGGAGCCGCCGCGTGAGCCACCAGTACGCCGCCGAGCCCGGCTACGCCCCCGCCGGACCCGAGCCCGACATGGAGCCGGAGCTGGCCGCTCCGGCGCTGCGGATACCGCGGGACGAGGCCGCCGAGAAGGCGGTCCTGGGCGCCATGCTCATCTCCCCGGCCGCCGTCAACGACGCCGAGGACGTCCTCGGCGACGGCAGAGCCTTCCGCCACTCCTCCGCCGCCCACCCGCTGATCTACCGGGCGATCCTCGCCGTCCACGGCCGCCCGGGAGTGGACGCCGACCCCATCACCGTCGCCGACCAGCTCCGCGCCACCGGCGACCTCGACCGCGCAGGCGGACCCGGCTACCTCCACCGCCTCGCCGGGGAGGTGTCCACCGCCGCGAACTGCGCCTACTACGCCGAGATCGTGCAGGACAAGCACCGCCTCGCGGAGATTCTCGCCGTGGCGATGCGCACCATCGGCCGGGTCCACGAGGCCGGGGCCGAGCCGGAGCAGATCCTGGACGAGCTGACCACCGAGTGCCACGCCCTGCTCGCGGCGAACGCCGGCCAGACCGAGAAGCTGTCCGTGGCGGACCGGTGGGAGGGCTTCGTTGACGAGCTCTCCGCCGGTAAGGACCCGGACGCCATGGACACCCCGTGGCCCGACCTCAACGACAAGATCGTCTTCAAGCCGAAGGAGCTGGCGGTCGTCGGCGCCGCGACCGGCGGCGGCAAATCCATCCTGGGGCTGAACCTCGGCGCGCACGTCGCGCTGCGCCGCGGCCAGCCGGCCGCGGTGTTCTCCATGGAGATGTCCGGCAAGGAACTCCTCGCCCGCCTCACCGCGGCCGAGGCCGAGGTCGACCTGAGCCACCTGATCCACCGGCGCCTCACCGACTCCGACTGGCAGCGCATCGCCCGTGTCGAGGAGCGGATGCGGAACGCCCGGCACTTCATCCTCGACGACCAGCCCGGGTTGACCGTCGGGAAGATCCGGGCCCGGGTGCGGTGGATGACGGCGCAGGGCATGCGGCCGGGCCTGGTGGTCGTGGACTACATGCAGCTCATCACCCCCGAGGCCACACGCTCGGAGGCGTCACGGGCGCAGGAGGTCGCGAAGATCTCCCGGGGTTTGAAGCTGCTGGCGGCCGAGGCCGACGTGCCGGTGATCGCCCTGGCCCAGTTCAACCGCGCCTCCGTGGGGCGCAAGCCGCAGGTCACCGATTTCAAGGACTCCTCGCAGATCGAGCAGGACGCCAGCGTGATCCTCCTGCTGCACCGGCCGCTGGCCGAGGACGGCTCGGATGTCGGGGAGCGGGCCGGGGAGGTCGACGTGATCGTCGGCAAGAACCGCAACGGCCCGCAGGGCACCGAGATCCCGCTCGCGTTCCAGGGCCGGTTCGGCCGGCTGTCCTCCCTCGCCCCGAAGTCTTGGGCTCCGACCGACGCCATTGGAGGCGCAGCATGACGACGACCCACAATCCGCTGCCCGTGCTGGGTCTGTGCCCGGTGTGCGAGGGCGAGGCCCGCATCCGCAAGACCGGCCGCCTGTACGCGCACCGCTGCGCCGGCGACGGCCGCCCGCCCGCCGCGCTGCTGACGCCGACGTTCGCCCACTGGCTCCACGCCCAGATCACCCGCCGCGACCCCCACGTCAACCCGGTCACCGCCCTGGCTGTGCGGGAGTTCCACGGCTGCAGCCGTCGCCGCTCGCCGGCGGATGTGCCGTGGTCCACCGCGGAGGAGCTGCACACCGAGATCCACGCCCGCAGCCGGACCGCGGGCGCGGGGCCGTGCTGGTGGCTGTGCGACGACATCGCCCGTGCCGGAGAGATCCACGCCGGGCTGCTGGCGCAGGTGGGTGGTGGGTCGTGACGGACAACTGCCCGCGGTGTGGCCGGAAGGCCGCCGCGACCCCGCGCGGCCGGCAGGTCCGCGCCCGCTACCGCTGCCCGCGCGGCCACACCTGGACCACCAGCTACGACCGCGCCGCCTACGGCTTGACCGACGACACCCCACCCGCCCACTGGACCACCGCCCTGGCCGACACCGAGGAGACCCGCTGATGAGCACCACCCGCCCCAGCGCCGCATTCGACCCGGCCGCGCCGCTGAACACCCGGCCCGGCATGCCGCTCGGCCACCGCAGCTTCGGCGCCCACTACGACCCGGCATCGACACAGCGCGTCATCGGCCGCCACGTCTACGTCTTCCGGCGCCTGCCCGGGCGGCTGGATGTGTGGCGCAGCGAGCTGCGGGACGCCCGCGGCGGCTACCGGTGGACCCTCGCCCACCGGTTCGCGACGGCCGGGAAGGCGGACCGCTGATGGCCGCCGCGGAGTTTCCGCTGCGGGTGCGGCTGTACGGCGGGCGGCTGGTCCACGCGGGGCGGGAGACGTCGGTGACCCGCCTCGTCCTCGGGTGCGGCGCGAATGCCGACGCCGCGTCCCGTGCCCCGCTGCTCCTGCCGTCCGGCACGGCGGTCACCTGCCGCCGCTGCGAAGCCCGAGAGGACGCCGCCTGATGACCCGTGGATACGGCCGCACGCGGGGCTACCGCCCGCAGGACAGCGAACTGCGCCCCGGCAAGACCGTCGTGCCGTTCGGCGAACGCACCACCATCTGCCCCGCCTGCCGCAAACACAAGCACGCGTCGTGCTGGGCGCACATGGCCGCGCTCGGCATCGGCGGCGAGGACGGCTGCCCCTGCGGCTGCCACGAGCCGCTGGACGAGCCCGAGCTGACGGACGAGGCGATCGACGATATGGCCGCCCACGGCACGCTCGCCGAGCACGTCAAGGCGCGGAAGGCGTGGGCTCTCGGCAGCGGCCCGGCGCACTTCGGCGAGCCGTGCCGCCGCTGCGCCGCCGCAGCAGCCGTCCGCACCGCCGGAGGTGCCCGGTGAAGCCGCCCGTGCCGTACTTCGGCTCCAAAGCCCGCGTCGCCGACTGGATCGCCAGCCTGCTCCCCCCGCACCGGCACTACGTCGAGCCCTACGCCGGCGGCCTGTCGGTGCTGCTCGCCAAGACGCCCTCGGTGATGGAGACCGCCAACGACCTCGACCACGAGCTGGTCACCTTCTGGCGCGTGCTGCGGGACCGGCCGGCCGAACTGCTGCGCGCTTGCATGCTCACCCCGCACTCCCGCGCCGAACTCGCCGCCGCGCACGAGCCCGCACCGCCCGGCGACGACCTGGAGCTCGCGCGCCGCATCTGGTGCCGCCTCGCCCAGGGCCGGGCCGGGACGCTGCGGAACACCGGCTGGCGGCACTACATCGACCCCGCCGGGTCGGCGACCGGCATGCCCGGCTACATGGCCGCCTACCGTGACCGGCTCGCCGCAGCTGCGGAGCGGCTGGCCGCGGTATCGCTGGAATGCCTGCCCGCTCTGGAGATCATCCGCAAGTACGGCGCCGCCGAAAACGTGCTGCTGTACGTCGACCCGCCGTACCTGGGCAGCACCCGCCCGTGGTCGAACTACCGGTGCGAGATGCGGGGCGAGGGAGAGCACCGGGAGCTCGCGGCCGCGTTGGCCGGCTGTTCCGCGGCGGTGGTGCTGTCGGGCTACGACTCGCCGCTGTACGCGGAGCTGTACGCGGGCTGGCACCGGGCGGAGCGCCGGACGATGACCGGCAATGCGACCCGCGGTGACAAGGGCCGGGTCGAGGTCCTGTGGTCGAACCGGCCGCTCACCGTGCCGGAGCCGGCCGCCCTGTTCGCGGCAGAGGCCGCCCGATGACCTACGCAAGCGTGCCCGCCCCGGGGGTATCGGGGCGGGCGCCCACCTACCACACCACACCGGAGGACCTGATGCCCGAGTACTACCCGAACGGGGGCGCGGCGCAGGGCGCTGCGATGGAGCACAACGCCCGCCTCGCCGCCCGCACCCGCCACACCGGCCCCGCCACGCCGCCCCAGGGCGGCTCTGAGCGCCCCGCAGCCCCTCCGGTGACCAACGAGACGTCCGGGGCCGGGAACGGCCCTCAGGCGGGCGCTGAGCGCCTCGGCGACCACCGCTGCGGCAACTGCGATGGCATCGACCCCGCCTCGTGCGCCCTCCGGGGCACTCAGCCGCCGTCTGGCGGCCCCACAGCCCTCCCGGCGGACGTGGAGCCGCACGAGGGCGCCCCGGGCCGTCAGACGGGCGCTGAGGCGCTCACGGTCGCCGATTTCCCCGGGCGGCCCGGCGTCGCCCTGATCACCCTCCGCGCCGTCGAGTACGTCGACACCCAGCCCGGCACCGTCGAGATCGGCCTCGACACCGCCGTGATCCCCGAACTCCGCGCCGCTCTCGCCCAGCACGGCCGTCCCGCCGGTGGCCTGGACTATCTGGTCGGCCGGCTGCTGCGCGCGGCCGACGCCTGGGAGCGGCGGTTCCCCGACGCCGTCCGCACCGCGACCGTGGCCGACGCCGTCCGCGCCATGGCCGAAGCCGCCCTCGCGCGCCGCGACACCACCGACCCGTCGCCGGACGTACAGGGCCGCTGCCCCGCCTGCGGCAAGCCGTCGCTGTTCCTCGGCGCGGGCGGCCACGTCACGTGCCGCCGCCTCGACTGCCCCAACCCCAGCGCAGCCGACGACCTGCTCCACGCCGGACCGCAGCCGGACCCGGCCACGCTGACGGACGTCATGGCCGGCCTGCACCGGCTCGTCGCCGACTGGGAAACCACGCCCGGCACCGTCTCCTACGCCGCCGCGGCCGGAGCCCTCCGCCTCGCCCTCACCCGCACCCAGGAGACCCGCCGTGCCTGAACCCGAGAACACCCCACGCCAGCACGTCGAGTGGTTTGTGCAGGAGCAAATGCCCGATGGCACGTGGGATCAGGCATCCCGTGCCATCCTCGACCGCCCGGCCGCCGAATACCGCAGAGAGCGGCTGGCCGACCGCTACGCCGGCGTGCGGTTCCGGGTCGCCCGCCGCACCACCACGGTCCTGATGGAGCCCGAGCCCGACGACAGCGTCACCGTCCGCCCGACCCGCTACGAGGTGAGCCTGCTGCCGCCCGGCCACGACGCCTACCCGCACTACCGGCTGTGGGTTGAGGAGCTCGACCGGTACGGGTGGACGGTCCACGACGGGCACGCCTGCCTCGGCGCCGTTGACGACGACGGGCGCCTGTGGTGGTCCATCGGCACCAGCGTGTACGGCCGCGACGACGCCTGGACCGCCCGCTACCGCCACCCGGACCTGGACACGGCGCTGCGCCTCGCGGTGGCCGCCGCACCCCACCTCAACGTCAACGTCCGCACCGCCGCACAGGTACTCGCGGACGCAAAGGAAACCCGCCATGCCTGACACCCCGCGCCCCGGAGACGTCTACCACTCCTGCGACCCCCGCGGTGGACCCAGCATCCGCATCGAGTCCATCGACCACACCGGCCGCTACGCACACATCGTCGACGCCGCCACAGGCAAACGCCGCCGCCGCATCCTCCTCACCGCACTCCACGACAGCCCGACCACCCACACCGGCCGGCCCCGCCGCACCGGCTACGCCTTCGAGGAGCGTCCGTGACCGACTTCCGCCTGATCATCACCGGCTCCCGCGACTGGACCGACACCGCAGCCATCCGCGACGCCCTCGACTACGCCATGTGCTACATCCAGGAACGCCGCCTCGTCGTCGTGCACGGAGCCTGCCCCACCGGAGCAGACCGGCACGCCGACCAGCTCGCCCGGCAGATGCGCGCCCGGGGCATGCCCGTGGACATCGAGCCCCACCCGGCCGTCGGGCACCCCACCGAGGATTTCGGCCCCTGGCCCGGGGCGGGGCCACGCCGTAACGCCCACATGATCGCGTTGGGTGCGGACGCCTGTTACGCGTTCATCCGCCCCTGCGCCAAGCGGCGCTGCCGCCATCCGGGGCCGCACGGCTCTCACGGCGCCACCGGATGCGCCGACCGAGCGGAAGCCGCCGGGATCCTCGTGCGGAGGTGGACCGCATGAGCAGCCCGGCCCCGGAACAGCAGGAGCGTCCGGTGTGCGCGGACTGCCGCCGGCCGCTCGTGGACCCCGCGTCCGTCGCGGCCGGCCGGGGCCCGGTGTGCGCCGCGAAACACCACCCCGCCGCCCGCGCACCGCAGGCGCGCCGCGCCGCTGCCGTTCCGGGGCCGGGCCAGACCTCGCTGCCCATCGCCGCGCAGACCGCCATCACCACCCTGCACATCAACCGGAGCTACCTGTGAGCCGCACCCACCTCAGCCCACGCCAACGCCAAGTCCTCACCCGCATCGCCCACGGCGCCACCTACCGGCAAGTCGCCACCGAACTCGGCGTCAAGGAAGCCACCGTCCGCGGCCACGTCCACCGCATCCTGACCGACCTCGGCGCCAACTCCTCCGCCCACGCCATCCACATCGCCCACCAGCGCGGACTCCTCGACACCACCGAGCGGCCAGCCGCCCGGTACGCCACCGAGCTGCTCCTCACCGCGCAGGGCCTGACCGCTGAGCAGGTCGCAGACCGCCTCGGCATCACCCGCGGCGCGGCAGACGACCGCCTCCGGCAGGCCCGGCGCCTCCTCCGGGCGCGCACGATCGCGCACGCGATCGCCCTCGCCATCCGCTCCGGCCTCGTCCATCCCGACCAGATCACCGAACAGGACACCGCCGCATGACCGACAAACTGGCCGGCCCGGATCTCCTCCGCGCCGCATCCGCACGCCTCCGCCAGCTCGCCGACGCTGCCACCGAAGGGCCGTGGAGCACCCGATGGAACGGCCAGGACTACGAACTGGTCGGCGCGGGCGAGGTGATCGTCTCCTGGCTCTACACCGTCTCCACCACCGAGCCGCACGCCAGCCAGCAGCGTGCCGAGTGCGACACCGCGGACGCCGACTACATCGCCGCCATGCACCCGGGCGTCGGCACCGCGCTGGCCGACTGGCTGGACTCAGTCGCGGATGAGGCCGACCGGCACGCCGCCGGAGGGTGGGGCAACGACGCCACCGAAATCACCGACGGCCACCCGATCACCCTTGCCCGCCAGATCCTCAACACCAAGGAGTCGAAATGACCGCCCTTCCCCGCCGCTTCCACCTCCACCGCACCGTCGATGTCACCGGAGCCAGCGGCACCGGCCGCGTAGCCGACGGCGTGATGTGGCCCGACGGCACCGTCAGCATCCGCTGGCGCGGCCCCCGACCCTCCACCGTCACCTGGAACAACCTGGCCGACGCCGAACACGTCCACGGTCACGGCGGCCACACCACGATCGTCTGGGACGACCCCGAACCCGCGCCGGACATCTACCTCGGCTCCCCTGGCTGCCCCCATTGCCCCGACGGGCACACCCCGCCCGAACACGGCCAGCCCTGGGTCGCCCACGTCGGCCCCGAACGCGACAGCGACGGCCAGCCCACCCACATCCACGTGCAGCGGTCCGGCCTCGCCCACGTCGCCGACTCCGACGCCCAGTGGGCCGCCGACCGACTCAACGGCACCGCGCCGTGACCGCGCCTGGCCGCCTGCCGCTGCGCCCCGGCCGGCCCCTCGTCCACCGCCGCCCCAACGGCGCCTGGGGCCGGACCTGCCACTGCGCCGGACGAGGCCCCCTCCACGCCACCACCAGCGAAGCCCACAACCTCCCCTGGTGGGTGGCACTCGCCGCCGCCCTCGACCACGCCACCCACCGACACCCGGAGCAGCCGATGAGCATCTACGCCTCCTACCCCGGCATCAGCGACGACCCCGACAGCCCCACCGGCCCGCCCTGGATCTACCAGGGCTCTCACGTCCTCCCGCACGAAGACGACCCCCGCGGCGGCGGCGTCGGACTCGCCGGCATCCCCCCGCACATCACCCGCGACGGCCGCGACGACCGGTCCGAAAACGAACTCCCGCACCCCTGGCTGCGGCTGTCCCTGGACATGCTGCCGACGGACGACCCGGCGGTCGTCCTCAACCCGGCGCAGGTGAGGGAACTCATCGCCCAGCTCACCGGCTGGCTCGGCGCCGTCGAGCCCGGCCGGCACATCTACCTGTCCACGTCCTGTCTCCACGGCCGGCACGGCCGCTGCTCCGCCCCCACCGCCACCAGCGACCACGGCGAGACCTGGACCAAAACCCCCTCCGTTTGCAAGTTCTGCAAATCCCCTTGCGTCTGTCCCTGCCACCCGAAGGGCCGGACGTGACCTACCTGCTGCTCGCCACCGCCGTCCTATACGCCGCCCGCCACCTTGCCACGGTGGAGCACCGGCACGCCGGGGCCGCCCCGGCGCCCGACGCCGGACAGTACGCCGTCGGCGCCGTCTACGGCCTCGGCGCCGCCCTCGTCTGGCCCGCCACCCTCCTCACCCACGCCACACGCCGAACCGCACCCACGAAGGACACCTGCCAGTGACCGCCACACCCGACTTCGCCGAAACCCACCGCGCCCTCATCGCCGAGCACCTCGGAATCTCACCCGACGCCGCATGGGCCGGCATCCACTCCCGCGCCGCCAGCATCCGCCGGGCGCTGAACGGCGCCACCCTCCGTGCTTCCAGGGCTGAGAAGAAACTGCTCCGCGTCCGTCGCCTGGTCGCCGAGGTCCGCAACGAGCGCAAGGCGCAAGGTCTCAGCGTGGACGGAGTCATTCAGCGCCTTGAGGACATCCTCGGCGATCCCGAGCGGCTCCGGCCAGTGCCGGAGCCCACCGTCGAGACCCTGCCGCCGGCCGACATCGCCGCAGACCTCCGCGACCTGGCCGCCCACGCCCTCAACCCCCAAGTCACACGGGGCGAGCTGAACGCCCGGCTGCGCACGCTCTCCGACATCGCCCGCGGCCATGAGCCGGTCCACTACACCGCGCCGGGCGAGTGCGGTCCGGAGTGCTCGGAGGCGCACACCTACACCGGGCCGTGCGCGGCCCGCAGCGCCAGCACCGAGCCGCCGGCCCCGGCCGCCAGCACGAACCTGCCGCCCGCCGCCCCCGGCCACACCTTCACCGTCGAGTACGGCGGCGGGGAGCGCCGCCAGCTCGACTGGACCACCGCATGGACCATGGACGGCACCGCCCGCGCCACCTGCACATGCGGGCTGGACACCGGATGGACGAGGTACGACACCGCCCACGCGATCGTGCGCCTCCACCTCCCCGACCACTGGCCGGCCGCGCCGCTCACCGCCGACCAGCTCGGCCGCCTGATGCGCGCCGCCGAACGCGGAGGCGACGACGGCAAATGGCACGACATCGGCGAGCCGTGGCGCGAGCACTACCGGCAGCACGCCGCCTACCTGCTGGAACGCCTCCACATCACCCCGAAGGAGGGCTGAGCCATGGACACACTCGCCCTGATCAACGTCGGCGCCCCGTGTCCCCTGTGCGAGCAGCTCATTCCGCTGCCGTTCACCCACCACACCACCGAGGCCACCCGGTACGGCGCCGCAACCGCAGCCCAGGTAGACCCCGCGCCACTGTTCGACCACATCAACACCGAGCACACCGAGGAGCAGCCCCGATGACCTACATCGACGACACCCGCAATGCACTCGCCGCCAAACCCCCCGGCGAGGCCCCCGAACTGCTGGACCTGTACACACTGCTCACGCTGGTCAAGGGCCCAGCCGTCACTTGCCCCAACTGCCTCAACCTGCTCTGACCCAGGCGCCCGGCCGACCCCGCCGGCCGGGCACCCGCACCCGCCCGACCCGCGCCATCCGGAGCCGACCATGACCACCCCGCCCACCACCGAACCGGCCGCCGCGCCCCGCTGCGTCGCCTGCAACCGCCGCCTCCACCCCACCCAAGCCACACGCTGGGCATGCGACGACTGCGAGACCCAGGCACGCGAACACCTCGGCGACATCCCCCGCTACTACCGCGCCGTCACCACCGCCCCCGTCGCACTCGGCTCCAACTGGGGCGCCGCACTCGGCACCACCATTCCCGGCTCCCGAACCCCGCCCGGCTTCGACCCCGGCACAGCCGACCTCGCCAGCCACGACCCCGTCGGCATCCTCCCCGCCCTCCACCAGGCGGTGCAGGACTGGGTACGCGCCGCCCGCGACACCGGCACCGCCCTGGAGCCGCCTGCGGGCCCGCCCTCGCCGCTCGCCCGAGTGGCCGTGTACTGCCGGTGGCTGCGCTGGCACCTGAACTGGGCCTGCGGCAACGTCCCCGACATCGACCGCCTCCTCCGCGCCGCCGCCGATGCGCACCGGCAACTCCGCCCCCGCGCCACCGGTGAACGGCCTGAGCGCGTCATATGGCGCGCCTGCCCGTGTGGAGGGCGTATCGGGTGGCGCCTGTCCAAGGACCGGTACCGGTGCGCCGTCTGCGGCACCGCCTACACCCGCGACACCGCCCGCGACCTCCCCCCGGCCCCCCGCACCAGAGCCGCCGCCGTCGACGTCGGCATGACCGAGATCCCTGTCAGCGACATCCCGCTGTGCAGTGACCTCTACGACTTCTGGCCCTACGCAAGGCCCGGGTGGAGCGCGCCCTGGCGCCTCCTCGACCAGTAGTCGGTCCTCGCGCAGGCCGTGCGCGGCACGAAGCGAGTCCCCGCCGGCACCCGCGGCGGGGACTCGCCCGATACGTCAGAAGATCACGCCGGCCGTCGCCGCGCGCAGCACGCCCACCTTGTCCGCCAGCGCTGCGAGGAGCCGCTCGGCCGCCGGCAGGTCCAGTTCCGCCGCATCCCCCGTCGGGTCCGTCACCAGTAGCCGAGGCCCGTGGCCGGGGGACCACCACAGTTCCACGCCCACCCCCGGAGCGACCGAATCGAGCGGGGAGAAGTGCCCGATGTCGCCGAGCTCGGCCACGCGTTGTCCCTCATGGTCCACCCTGCACCACGACGGGCACGCGACCAGCGTCGGCACCCCAGCGACCAGGACCGTCACCGTCCGCGGAACAGCCTGCGATCCTTCAGGGTGCGCCGCCGTGCCGTGTTCCGTGCCCCCGGCTGGGTCACGCCAGGACACTAGACCCCCTGCTACCGTCATAGTCGACTCCGTCTCTTTGAGCTGGGACGAGTTGTTCAGCGGGCTGCGAACCCGCTGGTTCTTGCGGCGGCCGGGTGTTGGTAGCACCCGGCCGCCGTGCAGCCTGGCGACGAGAGCACGGTGGCAGCCGTGGATACCGAAACGCCAGGACATTCAGGTGGACATTTCCAATGTCCGGTCAGATGTCCGGTCACATGGCGTGACCGGACATCCAGGGGAACCGTAACCGTCCGCGTGATCAGGCCAAGGTCGCACCGGCGGAACATCGACACCATCAGAACATGGGAATTCTCGTGAAAGTCCAGTTCAACTAGACAAGGCAACCTCCCCACCTGCGCGGACAACCCCCGGATGTCTCCTGAAAAGTGACTTTGGGGGTGCGTGACGATGGCCGAATCGCAACGCATACCAGCCTAGGCGCCGACCGTCATCCACAGGCTGGAATCGGAAGGGTCTCACGCAGCCCTCTGGCCAGCCGATTTGACACATCCGTTAGGCTTCTGGCGCCCCTCCGTATTGCCAGAAAGCTCGCCTCGACCCGCCAGTACAGGCCGGATCTCGTCGTGGCCCCGCCGAATCGGCAGTGCAGGCTCGTCCGCTGCTTCGGGCATGGGTATCCCTCCTTGGAGCTACGCCAAGCTTCCGGAAGTCACCTGCTCCGCGTAGCATCGAGTGTGGCCACTTCTTCGGAGAAGTGCAAGGGATTCGCAGAAGTCGCACCCCAGCGAGGAGGCCGATAGCATCTCCGGAGAACCAAGGGAGGACGTTTTGGCAGGTGATCAGCGGCGCAAGGCGCTCCGGCACGAGGCGATCGCTGCGGATCTGAGCAGCCGCATCGCGAGCGGCGGCCTCCGCCCCGGGCAGAAGCTGCCCAGCGAGAAGCACCTCATGGAGCACTACGACGTCTCCCGGACCACCCTCCGCCAGGCCCTGGACAATCTCCGGGCAACTGGGCTCATCGAGAGCCGACAGGGGGCCGGCATCACGGTCCGGGCCTTCCGGCCCATCAGGCGCTCGGCCGCACAGCGTCTGTCCCAGGAGGTCTGGGGAGAAGGCAAGTCCATCTGGGATGCCGAACTGGAGGATCGGCCGTGGCGGGTGGATGTCGAGGTGGACGAGGTGGTCCCGCCTCCTCGCGTTGCGCGGATCTTCGAGTCCGATGGGCCCGTCTGCCGCCGCAGCCGCCACTTCTACGTCGAGGACAAGCCCGTTCAGCACGCCGTCTCCTACCTGCCGGCCAGTCTCGTGGCGGGGACGCAGATCACCCAGCGGGATACCGGGCCTGGGGGCGTGTATGCCCGGCTCGCCGAGATCGGCCGCCGTCCCACCCGCTTCCGTGAAGAGGTGCGAGCCAGGATGCCGTCGGTCACGGAGACCGCTGAACTGTCCCTCTCGCCTGGCACGCCCGTATTCGACATCACCCGTATTGCAGCGGACGACGAGGGACGCCCCGTCGAAGTCAACGAGATGCTCTTGGACGGCGGAAGCTACATCCTGGACTACGTCTTCTCCGCCTGAACCGCAGCACCCCCCTGTGGCCCCCGGTCTCCTGACCGGGGGCTTTGTCGTTTCAGCTCATGCGGTCCGAGTAAGAGCGGCTACAGCGAACTGGACTTCTTCGGAGAAGTAGGCTTCACTGGCAATGCGCAGGGGAACTCCTCCGAAGGAGTGCGCCCCGCCATGCCACGCCCAGACAGGAGCCACCGTGTCCAGCTCGAAACCCACAGCTCCGGAGAGGATGCTCCGCGCCCGGGAGGTCGCCGAACAGCTCCGGGTGCACGTGTCCACCGTCTACCGGCTGACCGAGTCGGGACGTCTCCGCGCGCACCAGATCGGCGAGGGTGCACGGCGCCGACGTGGTCTGCGCATCCCCGAGTCGGCCGTGGCGGACTTCCTCGACGACTCACGCGTCGCCTGAACAGAAAAGCCCTGGCCGGAGATAGCAGCTCCGGCCAGGGCCAGTGACCTGCCTCACCTCGGAGAAGACAAGGAGATCACTGTGCAGCGTACCGCCGCACCCACCCCGCAGGGCACCCCCACGCCCATCCCCGAGCCCCTCGCCCAGCGCATCCTCAACCGCATCGGCACCAGCACCAGCACCACCGCCCGCGCCCTCATCACCGGCATCGTCCGCATCGAAGCCCGCCGCTGGTGGCGCGACAACGCCACCGTGCCGCACATGCCCCCGCCCGAGGGAGGCGGCTACTGGGACGACCACGACCGCAGGCTCGACCAGCGCATCGCCGTCGCCCAGGCCGAGCAGGCCGCCGAGGCCGCCGTCCAGCCCCTCGTCGACCACCTCCACGCCACCCTCCCCGTTATCAACACCCGCGCCCAGTACCACACCGCCGTCCTCGACACCCTCACCACCCCGGCGGTGGCCGCATGAGCACCCAGCCCGTGACCCCGGAGCCCGAGCTCCCCGTTCCGCACGCGGCTTCCCCGTCCGGTATCCGCCGCCGCATCGCCACCCCGCCCCCCGGGGCCCTCGCCGAACAGCGGCACCTCCTCGACGAGCACGACACCGCGTTCGCCTCCCTCGCCCCCGGCCACCCCAACGGAGGCACCCGATGAGCGCTCTGTTCTGCGGCGACACCGCCGCCACCGACCTCGGCCGCCGACGCCGCGCCGCAGTCACGATCGCCGACCTCGCCGACGACCAAGCCGCCCACGAGCGCGCAACAATCCTCCACGCCTGGCTCGCCGCCCAGGGCAACCCGGCCGCCGAAATCCGCGCCATGGCCGCCGCCACCCAGTACGACGCCCAGCACCCCGACGACGACTCCCTCGCCGAGGAACTCGCCGCCACCACCGCCGGAGACGACGCGACGGAGGCGGCAGCATGAAGAACCTGTTCCGCCGCACCACCCCCGCGCCGGCCACCGAGCCCTGGCCCAACGGCGTCATCGCCCGCTACCTCACCCTCGCCAGCGCGACCGTGGACATCCACGACAACGAGACGGCGGCCTGCACCGGCTGCGGCAACGACCTCACCCTCGGCGCAGAAAGCGCACTCCGCGCCTGGGCCCAGACCCACGCCGAGAAATGCCGCGCCCTGCCCCGATGGGAGGTGGCCCCGTGATCGGCCGCCGCCGCACGCCGGAGCCGTGTGAGGCACTCGCCGCCGAAGAGCAGGCCCGAGGCGACAACACCGCCGCGTTCCTCGCCTCCATCACCGGCAACCCCGGCTACAGCCCCACCACCCTCGACGCCTACCGGGCCAGCATCCAGGACGCCTTCGGCAACGCCGCCGCCGCGACCGCCCAGCCTGCCGACGTGCCGCGCAAGAAGCGGTGGGGCCAGTGACCTTCGAATGCCCCGCGTGCGGGACCCGCACCGCGCACCCCGTCACCTGCGGCGGATGCGGCGCACCCCGCCCCCACTAGCCACCCCTCCCACCGCCGCCCGCCGGGCCCCACACCCACACCCGGCGGGCGGCCACCCCACCGCCCAGGAGACCGCCGTGCCCACCCACAAGATCAACGAATCCGCCGCCGGATACCACGCCGGCACCACCGTCTCCGTCCGCCCCCTGCGCACCCTGCCAGGCGGCCTGACCGAGGTCCAGGTCGAGGACTGCGGCACCGCCCTGCGGCAGGGCCAGACCCTCACCGTCCCCACCACCGAGATCCGCCCCTGGTGGTGGCGGCCGTGATCCCCACCGCAGAGCACCGCGCCGGCCAGGCGCTGCTGGACCGGCTCCACACCGCGCCCCTGTGGCGCCTGCTCCTCGCGGTCCCCGTCCTGCTGGTCCTGATCGCTCTCGCCTCCGCCGCTCTCGCCGTCGCCGTGTTCGGGCTCGTCGGCTGGCGGCTGCTGCTCTACGCCACGACCGAAACCACCCCCGCCACCGAACCGGCCGCCCGGGGGGCCCACACCCGCTACCGCACTGAGGAGGTGCCCGCCACATGACCACCATCACCGCCGCCAACGGCACCGCTCCCGCCCCCGCCTCCGAGCACCCGGCCCCCGGCACCGAGCCGTCCGAGGCCGAACTCGCCTCCTACACTCTCGCCGCCGCCCGGGCTGAGGCGATCCGACGCGAGGCCGAAGCCGCCGCCGAGGCCCAGCGGATCCGCGCGGAGGGAGAGGCCGAAGCCGCCCGCATCAAGGCTGCCGAGGAAGCCGAGCGGCAGCGCCTCGCGAACGAGCGCGCCGCGATGCGCCTGGAGAAGGAACGAGCCGACCACGAAGCCCGCATGGCGGAGGCCCGCGCCCGCAAGGCCGCAGCCGAAGCCGCCGCCGCCGAGCAGCGGCAGGCCGCCGAGAAGCAGGCCGCCGCCGAAGCCGCCGCCGCACAGAAGACCGAGAAGGCCGCCACCCGCTGGCGCCGCACCGCGATGGGCTTCTACGCCCTGTGCGCCGCCGTGGCACTGCCCGTGCAGATGGCCGCCTTCTACGACCCCTACCGCATGTACCTGCTGCTGGCCCCCGTGCTGATCGAGGTGAGCGCGCTCGTCGTCCTCATCGGCGCCGCCGCCGCGGTCACCGACCGGCGCCCGCACTGGCACTACCGGCTCATCGCCTGGGGCTGCGCCTTCGTCGCCGCCGGCATCAACTTCACCCACGGGCTGGAGGCGTTCGACACGGCGACCGCCGTCGGCACCGCGATCGCGTCGATCGCCGGGCCCGGCATCTGGGACCTGCATGAGCACGGCCGGATCCGGGCGCGGGACGGCAAGCTGTCCTGGACTCAGCGCCGCGCCGCCCGCACCGCGGCCAAGGCCGAGGCGAAGCGCCGCGCGGAGGAGAGCGCCCGCGCCGAGGCCGAGAAGCAGGCCGCCGAGGAGGCCGCCCGCGCCCGCGCCACCGAGCTCGCCGCGCAGCGGCAGGAGTCGTACCCCGAGGAGTGGAAGCGCGCCCTGGAGCTGGCCGCCGCCCTCGGCGAAACCGACGTCACCGACACCGTGTGGGCCCGCGCCTGGGACGACCTGCACGCCCTGCCGCCCGGGCAGACCGTGGACTCCATCCGGGGCCGGAACCAAGCCGCGCGCCGTGTCATCGCCGCCAAGTCCGAGGCCCCCGGAGAGACCCCGCGCAAGATCACGTCGGGGCAGGTCGCCACCCAAATGCCCACCCCCCGAACACGCGCACGCACCGGCCCCAAGCCCACCCCGCCCGTGCGGCGCCGCGGCGACACCCCCCGCTACTCCACCGGAGCCCGCCGCGCCGCCTCCATCACCGCCAAGCAGGCCACCCAGAAGGAAGACAAGTGACCGCCCCCGCCGGCCGCCGGCCGACCCTTCCCGTCATCGTCGTCCCCGCCGCCGCCGCGGCCGCCGGGACCGCCGCCTTCGGGCTCGTACCCGCCCTCGGCCTGCTCGCCGCCCTCGCCGCATCCGCAGCCCTCATCCTCGCCGGACTCGCCATCGCCGCGATCCCCGCCGCCGTCGCCCGCTTCCGCCGCTGACCCCGGAGCCACACCATGTCCCAGCCCGCCGAGATGCCCCAGGACGCCGAGGTGTACGACCTCACCACCCGCCTCCCGCACCCCACCGCCGGGACCGCGCCGGTCATCAAGGAGCCCGCCCCGCCCGCCCGCCGCGACATCCCCGCGGCACTGCGGGGAGCCGCCTACACCACCGCCGTCGGCACCGGCCACGCCCTCGGCACCGCCTGGGACTACCTCCGCGCCCGCGACGCCTCCTACGCCATCCACCTCGCCCACCAGGCCCTCGAAGACCTCCGCCGCCAGATCAACGCGGGCCAGATGGAGCCGGACGAAGGCCGCGCAGCAGTGCAGGAGCGCCGCACCGAGCTGGAACGCCTCCGCGCCGAACGCAAAGCCCTGCGCCGCGAACGCCTCCGCGAACCCGGCACCGTCACCTGCCTGTCCAGCGCCGCCTTCTACATCGGCCTGGCCGCCGGCGCGGTCGACGCGTTCGGCGCCCTCACCCTCGCCCCCTGGCTCACCATCCCGGCCCTCGCCGCCTGGCTCGCCGGACGCCGCGCCCTCACCCGCCGCAACACCCTCCCGCGGGTCGTGCCCGGCCAAGTCGTCAACACCCGCGACGAACCGCAGCACACCGCGATCGACGGGGACACCACCCGTACCGACGCAGACACAACGGCCTCTGACGACGCCCGTATCGTCGCCGCCCTCCGCGACATCAAACTCATCACCGACGCCCAGAGCATCCGGCCGATCGGCATCCCCCACCAGGACGAGCACGGCAACACCATCACCGAGTTCACCCTCCCGCCCGGCATCGTGTGCGAAACCCTCCAGCGCAAGGCCAAGCCCTTCGCCGGCGCCCTCGGCCTGTCCGCCGACCGCATCGACATCGCCCAAGGCGACGCCGAAGGCGACGTCCGGCTGTGGATCGCCACCCGGCCCCCCTTCTCCGGACCCGCCCCAGCCTCCCCCCTCACCACGGCCGACCGCTGGTCCGTATGGAACGGCGTCCCCTTCGCCACCACCCGCAAGGGCGAGCGCAAGACCCTCCAGCTCCTGTGGTCGTCGATGCTGTTCGGCGGCGCCCAGGGCTACGGCAAGACCACCGCCATGCGCCTGCCCGCCGCCGCAGGCGTCCTCGACCCCCACTGCCGCCCCCTGCTCGCCGACTTCAAGGGCGGCGCCGACTGGGAGGAGATGGAGCAGGTCGCCCACACCGCGATCATCGGCGCCGACCCCGACGCCATCGACGCCTTCATCGCCCTCATCGACGACCTCATCGACGAGATGGACCGCCGCTTCGCCGCGATCCGCGCCATGCCCAAGGCCAAGCGGCCCGACATGCGCATCACACCCGCCATGGCCCGCGAACACAACATGCCGACCATGCTGCTCCTCATCGACGAACTCCAGGAAGCCTTCGGCGCGATCGCCGCCCGGGGCGCCGACAAGGAGACCGGCACCCCGCCCGGGAAGAAGCAGCTGGAGCTGCTGGTGGAGAAACTTGCCCGGCTCATCCGCCGCGGCCGGGCCTGCGGCCTCATCGTCATCGCCTCCGGGCAGCGGCCCGACGCCGACAGCGTGCCCACCGCCTTCCGCGACGTCATCCTCACCCGCTACAGCGTGCACACCGTCGACGACACCAGCTCCGACATGATCCTCGGCTCCGGAGCGGCCCGGCAGGGCGTATCAGCCGCCGGGATCGGCCGGATCGGGGTCGGCGCCCTCATGGAGCCCTCCGGCGGTGAACTCGTCCAGCCCGACCTGATCACCCCGCAGCAGTTCGAGGCCATCTGCGCCCGCGGCCGGGAACTGCGGGCCGAGGCAGGCACCCTGACCGGCCACGCCGCCGGGCAGACCGGCGACCGGCCGGCCGGACTGCTGGGCCTGCTGCTGGCCGTGTTCGCCGCTGCCGGAGATCCGGAGTACCTGCGCACTCCCGACCTGCTGGCCGGGCTCACCGCCCGGGAGCCGGAGCCGTGGGCGGCCGTGGCCGCCGGGGACCCGCGGGCGGCTGGCCGGGAGCTGCGCGAGGCCCTCACCGCCGCCCTCCCGCCAGGCCGGACGCTGGCGCCGGTCGAGCGTTCCTGGGGCCGCGGCTACCTCCTCACCGACGTCCGCGCCGCCGCCGGGATTGCCACGAAATGATCCACGCGACGGGCACGCGACACCACGCGACGGTGCAGGTCAGCGACGCGACACCCCACGCGACACCCGGCGCGCCGACGCGACGCCATCGCATGACCAGAGCCCTGCATCGCATGCCCATCGCGTCCCTGACCAGCAGCGTCGCATCCCGCGCCGCCGCCCATCCCATGCCCAAACCCGTACAAACCGGAGGCCCGCCGATGAGCCAGCCCACGCCCTACGAGACCCCCGCCTACACCATCACCACCGCCCCCGACACCCCCGGCACAGCCCTGACACCCGCCTCCGGCCACGCCCCGGCCCTGGCGCCCGGCACCCAGGTCGTCACCCTCCCCACCGGCGAACACGCCCTCGCCCACCTCCACCCCGGGCCACCCGAACCCGCCCCGCCCCAGGCCGCCCAGCCCATCCCCGCCTGGGCCAAGGGCACCGCCCTCGTCACCGGCGCCGCAGGAGCCGGCATCGGAGCCGCATCCGCCGGCCTCTCCCTCCTCGTGCCCACCCTCACCAGCGCGGCCCCCGCCCTGGCGGCCCCCGCCCTGGCGGCTGCCGGCCTCGGTGTCGCCGCGGCCGGAGCCGGGATCGCCGCCGCAGCCCGAGCACTCCGCGCCCCCACCACCCCGACTGCTGACACCGGCCCCGACATCGCCGTCGCCACCGCCCACGGACGCGGCCCCCTCGGCCGCCGCATCACCGCAACCGCAACCGCCACCATCCGAAAGTAGGAGAACCGCCATGCCCACCGACTACCTGGCCCAGTACCGGCAGGCCATCACCGACGGCAACCACGACTTCGCCCGCACCATCCTCACCACAGCCGTCAGCGCCGCCCAGGCCGGAGCCATCGGCCCCCACCAGATCCGGGCCCTGGTCGAAGAAGCCAAGGCCAACCCCCCGAAGTGACCCCAGAGAGGAAACCAACCGCCATGGGATGGACCATCCCGCATATCGCCGGACGCACCAACCTCCGCCCCTACTCCTTCGTCGCCGACTCCCTGGACATCTTCCAGAAGTCGGCCCGCACCGACAGCGAGCGCGAAGCCCTGCGCGTACTGCGGGCCCCCATGACCCCGGGCCACCCCGACTTCAGCAACGGCTACCACCAGTACGACCCCGGCCAGGCCGCGCAAATCCGTGACGGACTCCGTAGCCTCCGCCTCGGGCTGTTCACCAGCAAGGACGTCAAGACCTTCCGGGACCAGCTCGCCGACGCCGCCGACAAGGCCGCCAAGTCGGGCCGCCCGTGGGAATGGGACTGACCGTGCTGTTCCGCGACCCCGACCGCCGCGCCGCCCGCCGCTTCGCCAAGACGGCGAAGATCGGCACCACCTACTACTACGCCGCCACCGTCCACCTCTACCCGCCCTTCGGGGACATGCGGCTCCTCGACACCATCGTCTTCGACCGCCGGCACATCCTCGACGGCACCCCCTCCCGGGGCGCCTTCTCCGCCGAGAGCTACTGGCTCACCTGCGGCCCGCTCTACGCCAACCGCAACGACCCCGCCATCCGCAACCTCAAGACCATCAAGGAGTGGGAAGCCGAAGCCGCCGCCCGCTCCGACGCCTACGCCCGCTCCGGAGCGCTCGACCGCGACCTCGCCAAACAACTCGCCGCCTACCGCACCAACCGCGACAAAGCCCTCGCCACCGCCGCCCACTGACCAGACGCCCAACCCCCGGCCCGCACCACACGGTGCGGGCCACCCGCACTGCGGAACAATGAGCACATGGAACCCCGCCTCTACGCCGCCGCCCGGACCGGCACGACGCCCGAGGAGATCACCCGGGCCGTCTGCCGAGAGCTGGCCGACTACCTGGACGAGGAGCACGCCCTGTATGCGGCCACGCTCACCTCCAGCCGCAACGGCGCCCGCGATCCCGGCCCGGGTGACCACGCACACCTCGGCGCCATCACCCAGGCTGCGGAACTGATGCGCCGCGTCGGAGACGAGAGGATGCCGTCATGAACCAGACCCCGCCACCCGACAACGCCGCCGCCATGGCAATGACCGCCTACACCCTCGGCCGCGCCCTCTACACCGCAGCCCTCCGCGGCGGCGTCTCGGAGACAGTCCGGGACCGGATGATGAAGCCACGCCCCGGGGACCTGGTCATCGAGGTCACCGCCTTCCACACCCAGCTCGACCCGGACGGCATCGGCCGACTGGTGAGTATCCAGGGAACGCCCGAGATGCCGGAGCGGTACGTCGTCGAACCGCTGCACCGGCCAGGCACCCAGCAGGGGTGGCGGAACGCGACGTTCGCGGCGGTGCCGGACCAGCCGAGTGCGGAACGGTGGGCCGAAGGAGGGGAGCCGTCATGAACCTCGACGAGATCATCCGCCGCACCAACCGAGACGGCCAGCACACCGTGCACGACTACCGGACCCAAACCCTCGGCCACGCCTGCACCGTCAACCGGCGCATCCACGACGGCCACTACAACGTCACCGGCTTCGGCCCCATCCTCGGCCCACGCCCCAGCATCGGCGACTACGTCATCATGCCAGGCAGCACCGGCGGCCTGTTCTGCGGCAGGATCGAAACCCTGGACCTGCGCATGAACCCCGACGACATGTGGTTCGCCACCATCAGCAAGCAGCCCGACCCGCCCTGGATGAAGGACCCCGAATGACCGACACCCTGATCGAGTTCTTCCATGACCGCGCCCGACCCTGACAAGGACCTGGACGCCTGGATCAGCGAGCACCTCGCCCGGCCCGAGGTCGCCGCCCGAATGCACGACGAGCTCCTCGCCACCCTCCATGCCGACCGGAACCAGCCCCCCGAACCGCCCCCGGCCACCACGATGCCCATGCCGGAGTTCCCCCGCTTCGGCGTGGCCCGGTACCGGTGCCCGCGCGGCTGCGGATGGTCGCACGACGAACCCACCGACCCCGGTCCGTCCGCGCTGATCCCCCCGGCCGACCCCCGGGAACTGGGCGCGATGCTCACGCTGAACGCGGAGGCGCGTAGCCTGGCGTACCAGGCCCGGGTGGAGGCGGCCATCGCCCGGCACTACGCCGAAACACACCCCGGAGCCAGCCCATGACCGACGATCCGACCGCCGCTCTGATCGCCTTCATCCGCGGCCGCCTCGACGAACGAGAGCAGCGCGCCCAGCGCCAGCGCCGTGTACGGGACTTCTACCGCGAGCCGTGCCCCCGCTGCGGGCGCCCCGCCGATGGCTTCGGCAGCGCCATCGACGAGGGCGCCGCCGCCCGGATCACCCACCAGGGCGACCCGCTCGGGTGCGCGCTCACCGCCGAGGAGTGGGCCGCGTTCGGTGACGGCGGACCCACCCCGGAGGCCACCGCGCAACTGCGGGAGACCGAGGTCGACCGAAGCCTGCTCCAGGAGTACCAGAACCTGCTGAGCGCCCAGCAAGAGAACGCCCGCGAGACCGCAGAACAAGGCGAACACGACACCCTCCGCGGCGAGGCCGACTACATCGCCGCCGGCCTCCGCGTACTGGAGCGATGGGCGTGGCGCAAGGCCGCCATCTGGGCAGACCACCCTGACTACCAGCCCGCAGCGGACACCACAATCCCCGAGAGTTGACGCCCTCACCTGCGCCAACGTATCGTGACGTTGAATCGGCAGACTCGCGCCTAGGGCCACCCCCACCGGGTGGCCCTTCGTCGTTCCCGGGGAGGTGACCATGCCCCCCATCCTCATCGACATCAAAGCCGCCGCATGGCAAGCCGGCAGACCCGAATCCACCATCCGCTGGTGGGCCCACACCGGCCGCATCACCACCCACCGCCTCGGACCCGGCCGCGGCCAAGTCCGCTACGACGCCGACGAAATCCCCATCGCCGTCCGCGACGAACACAACGCCGACGTCATCCTCGTGCCATGCAAGCCGCCCCCACTCCCGGAACGGCAGCCCGCCGCTGCCTGAACCCCGCGCCCCCATCCCCTCGGGGCGCGGCCGGTGCCCTTGGCCCTCCCCACGCCGGGCACCAGCTCCCCGCCCCCAGGGGTGGCGGCGGGGAGCACAACCCTCTCTCCCGCTGCCCGGCGATGGGGCAGAGAGCCTCCCTGGGGCCGTGTTCGAGCCCATGCGCGCGCAGCGACCGGGCAGCGGGCACCAGCCCATGGCTCCGACGACCGATGGACACCACAGGCACCAACCGATCAAGACCCCGCGTCGGGCGACCGACACGGAACACACCATCCGGCAGGGTGGGCGGGAGACGGTGGGGCGCCCGAAACCGAGGGCGCCCCACCGTCACAGAACAGCAACACCCCCCACACCACGACACCCAGTTCGGCATCGTGGGGCGGCATGACACACCCGCAACAGCCCACCCCGCCCGGACAGTGGAAACCCGCACCGCCACCCCGGAAGAACCGCTGGCCCCTCATCATCGGCCTCGGCATCTTCCTCGCCTTCGCAGCCTTCGGCGGCATCCTCGAACTCACCGGCAACAGCGACGACGACACGTCCGCCGGCCAAGACACCACCGAGACCCCGCCGAAAGACGTCCCCGACTACACCGTCGTAAGCAAAGAGACCGAGGGCAACCAGCGCACCATCATCATCGAGGTCAACCACACCAAGAACCTCGACCTCATCTTCGAAGACGCCATCGCCGACCTCACCGACAACGCCGGCTACATCGTCCAACTCAACTGCACCACCGGAGCAACCGAACACGTCGACAACCGCCTCGCCAACGGCTGGTACGCCATCGGCAACATCGGCAGGGCAACCACCGGCCTGGACGACGGCGAGACAAAGTTCGAGATCAACGACGGCCGGAGTTGCCCCGCGACGTAACCCCCGGGGAGGTGGTGGCCGTGGGCACCTGGCAAGAAGGCCCCACCTCCCGCAGGACCCACCCCAGACCCCAGGGATGGAAGACCCTCCGGCAGGAGATCCTCAACCGCGACCAGCACCGCTGCACCTGGATCGACGACGGCCAGCGCTGCACCGCCCGCGGCACCGACGTCGACCACATCGGCAACCCCAACGACCACACCCCGGACAACCTCCGCACCCTCTGCGGCCCCCACCACCGCCGCCGAACAGCCCTCCAAGCCAGAGCCGCACGCGGAGAAACACCCCCGCGGAAACGCCCCCGCGACCCCCACCCAGGGCTGCTCACCACCGAGACAAGGCTCGACCGCATGCGGCGCGAAGCAGCGAAGCGTTACGAGCCGCCGTTCTGACCTGCATGCATGCCGCACAGGGGTGGGGGGTGACCCACCCCTCCCCCCACGCGGGCCCACGGTGCGGCATAGCCGGTCGCGGTGGGTACGGGTCTCCCACCTGGGGCGATGTCGGAGGGTGATTGACCTTCTGCGGCGCTCACGGATGGTGGTGCAGGTCGGTGGCTCTACTCGTAACGCGTCATGGGGTAGACTGGGGGCATGCAGGTTACGGAGCGTGCGGGTTGCCGGAGGTGCGGAGGTCCGCTGCCGGTGGCCGGGCGCGGTCCGGTGCCGGTGTTCTGCTCGGGGGCGTGCCGTCAGGCGGCGTACCGGGAGTGGAAAGCGGCTGAGGCGCTGCCGCAGGAGTTGACCGCGCGGCGCCGGTGGGTGCGGCGGGACGAGAGCAAGCGTCCGGTGCGTGCGGACAACGGGCGGCCGGCGTCGGTGACGAATCCGTTCGACCGCACGACGTTCCCGAAGGCGTCCCGCTCGCGGCACGGTGTCGGGCTGGGGTTCGTGCTGGACGCGGGTGACGGTCTGGTGTGTGTGGACCTGGACCATGCCCTCGGCACCGACGGGCGGCCGCTGCCGTGGGCGCGGGAGATCCTGGACCGCTGCCCGCCGACGTTCGTTGAGGTGTCGCCGTCAGGGACGGGCCTGCACATCTGGGGGCGTGGCCGTGTGCGGCAGGGGCGGCGTATCCGCCGCGCGGACGGGGCGGGGATCGAGGTGTACGGGGACGGACGCTATATCGCGGTCGGGCGCCGGTTCGGTCGGGCGCCGCTGCGCGTGGCCGACCTGACGGAACTGGTGGCCGAGCTGACGGAGTGAGGCTTCCGGCGGGTGCTGCCCGTCGGGTTGTTGATTGAGGAGGGCCGCCCACGGCGGCCCTTTGTCGTGTAGGCGCCCGCCGTTGATCCCGGCGGGTAGGAAGCCCCGGTGGTCTCCAGGCACCGGGGCTTCCGCATTCCCTGGAGGCTCCATGTCCTGGAAGTGCAGAAATGACAGACGCTTCACCACGCTGCGGCACTACGCCGTGGTCTCCCTCGAGGGTGACGTCCCCAAGGTCTTGGGATGCGTCGAGTGCGACTGGGGAGACCTTGTGGACGGAGGCCTGGAGGAAGACACAACCCCGGGGGAAGCTCTGCCCCGGCATCGGCCAGACCGATGCACTGCTCCTACTCAGTATGGCGCCCGGTGCCAGGCTCAGGCGTGGTCGAACGGCAGATGCCACCGCCATGACCGCGATTTCTGGGAGAGGGCATACAGGGGTTTCCGGTCTCCATGGAGCGCAATCTCGATGCCGGAGGCGTATCGCGAGGTATTCATCCGGGCAATCAGGGATGCCGGGCTCGTCGCTGACGAGCAGCAGGTGACCCGAGAGACTTTTGAGTCGGCGAGGAGCCGCCGTCACGGTTCGGTGGTCTACTTCGTGGAGCGCGAGGGGTTCATCAAGATCGGCACAACTAGGGATCTCCGGGGGCGGTTGGCGGCATTGGAGCAGGGCGGCGTGCTGATGCCCGACGGCGTGCCGCCGGGGCCGGTCACACTGCTCGCCACCACCCTGGGAGACCGGGACGTGGAATCTGGCTATCACACCCGCTTCCGTCGTCAACGCGTGAAAGGCGAGTGGTTTCGCCCCAGCAAGGCGCTGCGCCACCTCATCGAAGACCTCCAGCGGGCTGAGCAGCAAGGGCGCCCAGACGTACTGGACGAGGCATTGGCTGCGATGGCATAGGGGGTGAGTGGCTATGGCCGGGTTCGGTCCCCCGCCGTCGGAGAACAAGCGGCGGCGGAACGCGGACACCTTCGAAGGCTTCGAGACCACCGTCCCCACCGACAGCGGCGAGGAACTGCGCGGCCCCGAGCTGCCGCACGCGGCGCTGTACGGGCCGCAGACCATCGCCTGGTACGACACCTGGCGCCGCTCCCCCCAGTCCGCGGCGTTCCTGCCCACGGACTGGCAGCGGCTGCTCATGCTCGCCCCGCTGGTGGACGCCTACTTCCTCGAACCCAGCACGAAGCTGCTGGCGGAGATCCGGCTGAACGAGGGCCTCCTCGGGGCGACGCACACCGACCGGCTGCGGGCCCGTATCAAGGTGGAGGCGCCGAAGCCGAAACCCGCGGCCCCGCCGGCCGGGGTCGCTGACCTGACGTCGCGCCGTCGTCGGCTGACCGATGCCTCGTGAGCTGGTCCGGCACCCGGACCACTCGCGGCGCCGGTCGCTGGGGGTGGCGCTGGCGTTCATCGAGTGGTTCTGCGTGCACGGCCCCGGTGATGTGCAGGGCGTGCCGCTGCACCCGCGGCACGGCGGGGAGTGCCTTCCGCTGGACGACGAGTTCGCCGGGCTGATCCTGGACTGCTACGCGCTGGACGAGACAGGGCGCCGGCTGTACGACACGGTGGCGATTTCCCGGGCGAAGGGCCGCGCGAAGTCGGAGCTGGCCGGGTTCGTGTCGCTGGCGGAGGCGTTCGGCCCGGTGCGGTTCTGCGGGTGGGCCGAGGGCGGCGAGCAGTACGAGTGGCGGGACTTTGTCTACGAGTACGAGCCCGGGGAGCCGATGGGGCGGCCGGTGACGTATCCGTTCATCCGGTGCCTGGCCACGGAGGAGTCGCAGAGCGGGAACACCTACGACAACATCCTGTTCAACCTGGAGCACGGCCCTCTGGCGGAGGATCTGCCGTCGGGCACGGCCGGCGTGACGCGGATCTTCCTCCCCGGCGGCGGGGAGGTGCGCCCCTCGACGGCGGCTGCGGCCTCGCGGGACGGCGGGAAGGAGACCCTCGCGGTCTTCGACGAGCCGCACCTGTACACCCAGCCGGAGCTGCGGCAGATGTACCGCACGGTGGACCGGAACCTGCGCAAGCGGAAGGCTGCGGAGCCGTGGGCGCTGCTCACCTCGACGATGTACCAGCCGGGCGAGAACAGTGTGCTGGAGAAGTTGCATGAGCGGGCGAAGCTGATCGCTGAGGGCAAGACCCGCGGCCGGCGGCTGATGCTGGACCACCGCGAGGCGCCGGCGGATGTGGACCTGACCGACCGGGAGCAGATGCGGGCCGCGCTGCGGGAGGTGTACGGGCCGTTCGCAGGCGCGCTGGACCTGGACGGGATCATCGAGTCGGAGTTCTGGAACATCGAGAAGGACCCCGAGGAGTCCCGGCGGTACTTCTTCAACCAGCCCACCGCCGCGAGGGATGCGTGGACGACGCACCCGGCGTGGGCGGCGTGCACGGACGTGGAGCTGGTGGTGGCGGACGGCGCGCCGATGGTGATGTTCTTCGACGGCTCGAAGTCTGATGACGCCACGGGCCTGGTCGGGTGCGATGTGGAGACCGGGCACGTCATGACGCTGGCGTGCTGGGAGAAGCCACGCGGCCAGGACGGCGAGGGCTGGGAGGTGGACCGGACGGATGTGGACCGGGTCGTGCGGCAGGTCTTCGCCGAGCGGAACGTGGTCGCCTTCTTCGGCGATGTGAAGGAGTTCGAGTCCTACATCGACACCTGGGGCCAGGACTTCGGCGAACGTCTGCTGATCCACGCCACGGCCGGCCGCTACGCGCACCCGGTGGCGTGGGACATGCGGGGCCGGGTGCGGGAGTTCACGGCGGCGTGCGAGCGGATGGAAGTGGACATCCGGGAGCGGGACGTCACTCACGACGGGGACAGCCGGTTGCAGCGGCATGTGCTGAACGCCCGCAGGCGGCCGAACCGGTACGGGGTGAGCGTCGCGAAGGAGTCCCGGGACTCCCCGCACAAGATCGACCTGGCGGTGTGCGCGATCGGAGCGCGGATGGCGCGGCGGATGCTGCTCGCCTCGCCGGAATGGGCCAAGCATCAGGCGGCGCAGACGAAGAAGCGCCGGGGTGAGCGGGGCACGAGGGCATTCGGCTGGAGGTGACCCGTGCTGCTGGAGACGAAGAAGGAGGTTGAGGAGGCCGCGGGCCGTCTGACCGAGGCGCATCAGGCGGAGAAGCGGCGCCTGGACCCGATCCACGCGGCGGTGCGGGGCGAGGACAACGCGCTGTACGTGCCGCAGAAGGCGACCGAGGAGTACAGGCGGATTGTTGAGCAGTCCCGGTTCAATGTGCTGCCGCTGGTGATCACGCAGCTTGCGCAGGCGCTGTTCGTGGACGGCTACCTCACCGGGGACGGGAAGCGGTCGCCGGTGTGGGAGGCGGTGTGGCAGCCGAACCGGATGGACGCCAGGCAGGGCGGCCTGTACCGGTCGGCGATCGAGTACGGGGCGTCGTATGCGCTGGGCCTGCCCGGGGACCCGGTGCCGGTGATCACGCCGCTGTCGCCGCGGCGGTGCACCGCGCTGTACGAGGACCCGGTCAATGACGAGTGGCCGGAGCTGGCGCTGGTTTTCGGGCCGAAGGTCAAGGTCGGGGAGGGGTGGGCGCGCAAGGCGCGTCTGTTTGACGAGCAGCAGGCGCACCCGATGCTGGTGGGCGAGTCGGGAGCGCGGCCGGCGCCGGGTGAGAAGCCGAAGAAGCACGGGCTGGGTGTGGTGCCGCTGGTGCGGTATCTGGACAGCCTGGAGGACTTGGACGACGGGCCGTGCGGCAAGGTGGAGCCGCTGGTCCCGGTGCAGCGGCAGCTCAACCAGACGACGTACTCCCTGTTGATGGCGCAGCACTACGGGGCGTTCCGGCAGCGGTGGGTCACGGGGATGCTGGTGCAGGAGGACGCCGACGGCAATCCGCGTGAGCCGTTCGATGTGGGCGTGGACCGGATGCTGCACGCGGAGGAGGCGACGGCGAAGTTCGGCGACTTCGCCGAGACCAGCCTGGACGGCTACCTGAAGTCGCGTGAGGCGGCGCTGCTGTTCATCGCCTCGGTGGCGCAGATCCCCCCGCACAACCTGATCATCGGATCCGGCATCTCCAACATCTCGGCGGAGGCGCTGGCCGCCCTGGAGGCAGGCCACCGTCAGGATGTGGCTGAGCACCAGCAGTCGTTCGGCGAGTCGACCGAGCAGCTGATGCGGCTGTGCGGGCGGGCGATGGGCGATGAGGCGGCGTGGAAGGACACCTCCGGGCAGGTGATCTGGCGCGACACGACGCCGAGGTCGCTGGCGCAGGTCGCGGACGCCTGGGGCAAGGTGGCGCAGATGCTAGGTGTGCCGCCGCGGGCGTTGTGGTCGCGTTTGCCGGGGGTGACGCAGCAGGACGTGCGGGCGTGGGAGCGGATGGCGGACGAGCAGGACGCGCTGCTGAACTTGGAGCAGATGTTCCGCGAGGACGCCGAAGGCTCGCCGGCCGGTGAGCCGGAGCCGGAGCCCGCGCCGTCGGCGGCCGGCTGATGCCGTCGCCGGAGGCGCAGGCCCTGACCCGCACCTATCGGCAGCGGGTGCTGGACATTGCGGGGCTGATCGGCCGCAGGCTGCGGACGGTGGCGCTGGCCGCCGACACCGACGACATTGACAGCTGGTGGGACCGGGTGGCGCCGCGGGTGCAGCAGGAGATCCTGACCGGGGCGTCGGCGCTGGCGGTGCTGGCGCGCAGATATCTGGTGGCGCACGCAGAGATCGAGGGCGTCGTGCTGGAGCCGGTGGTGGTGGATCCGCCGGGCCGGCCGCAGATCGCCGCCTCGACGCGGGTGACAGGGCCGGTGGCGTTCAAGACCCACATGTCGGCGACAGGGTCGGCGCCGGGTTCGGTGCGGACGATGGCGTCGCAACTGTCGGGCTCGGGGCAGCGGCTCGCGATGGAGGGCGCCCGGGAGACGGTGATGCGCACCTTCGCCGAGCGCGATGAGATCGCCGGGTGGCGCCGTGTCGCCTCGGGGTCGCCGTGCGCGTTCTGCCTGATGCTGGTGGGCCGCGGGGCGGTGTACTCGAAGAGGACTGCGGATTTCCAGTCGCATGACCGGTGCGCGTGCACGCCGGAGCCGCTGTACCGGCGGGAGGACGAGCCCGCTGAGGTGCGCAGGTTGCAGCGGCAGTGGCGGGAGGCCACGGCCGGGACATCGGGCAACGCGGCGATCGCCGCGTGGCGTGCCTACGTGGCGGACCAGCGGCAGTAGTTGAGACTTCCCCGCCCAGACCGGGGCGGGGTGCGTGGACGGCCAGCGCACAAGTGGCCGGTGCGGTGTGGACGGCCAGCGCCATGAAGTGGCCGGGAGTCAGGAGAAACGGAACGGATGAGTACACCCACCGAGACGCCGCCTGCGCCGGAAGGGCAGCAGGGCGGCGGCAGCCCGCCGGAGCCTGCGCCGCAGCCGGAGCCTCCGAAGCCGGGGCCGCCTCCGGGGCAGACGTACACACAGGCCGACCTGGACCGGATCGTGCGGGAGCGCCTGGCCCGGGAGCAGAAGAAGGCATCCGACCGGTACGGCGACTACGACGACCTGAAGGCCAAGGCGGCCCGGCTGGCCGAGCTGGAAGAGGCCCAGCAGTCCGAGCAGGAGAAGCTCGCCAAGCGCCTGGAGAAGGCAGAGAAGGACCGGAAGGCCGCCGAGGAACGCATCGCGCAGATGGAGATCGAGGCGCTGCGTTCCCGGATCGCGGCGGAGAAGGGCCTGACTCCGATACAGGCTGCGCGGCTGCGCGGCACCACGGAGGAGGAGATCACCGCGGACGCGGACGATCTCCTCGCCGCTTTCAAGCCGCCGGAGCCTCCCGCTTCGGCGCCACAGGGCCGGCCGCTGGAGTCGCTTTCTCCGGGGTCGATCCCGGCGGCCGGTGACACGCCGACCGACATGAACGAGTGGATGCGCGCCAGGTCCCGCAATGGGTAGCCGCGGCCGCAGCCACACCTACCTGTAGTCGGCCGGGCGCTGTCCCGGCCTCCGTCCCATGACCCCGCCACTGAGCGGGGTTTTCGCATGTTTGGAGGTTGGGGCTGTGGCCCTCACCAGTGACTCTGACCTGCTTCCCATCGAATGGGCGCAGGACGTCATCAAGGAGATGAGCAAGTCCTCGGCAGTGCTGGGCCTGTCGCGGCGCCGCACGATGACCACGCGGCAGCAGCGGCTTCCCGCGACCGCAGTGCTGGCCGACGCCTACTGGGTCGGCTCCGGGGACAACGACTTCACCGACCTGAAGCAGCAGACCAACGCCGAGTGGAACGGCGTGAACCTGATCGTGGAGGAGCTCGCCTGCCTGGTCGGCATCCCCCACGCCTACGAGCAGGACAACTCCTTCCCCGTGTGGGAGGAGGTGCGTCCGCAGATCGTGGAGGCGATGGGCAAGCGTCTGGACGCGGCCGCCCTGTTCGGGGTGGGCAAGCCTTCCACTTGGCCGGCGGCGATCCTGCCGTCGATCGTGGCGGCCGGGCAGACGGTGGAGCGCGGCACCGAGGACGACCTGGCGGCGGACATCGCCGAGTCGGCGCGGGTGCTGAAGCAGCAGGGGTTCCGCACCACCGGGTGGGCGGCCGAGCCCGGGTTCCACTGGGAACTGGTGGGGCTGCGGTCGCTGGACGGCGCGCCGATCTACCAGCCGAACCTGTCGGGGCCGATCAATCAGGGCCTGTACGGGCTGCCGCTGGTGGAGGTGGAGAACGGGGCGTGGCTCACCACGACTGACGCCTCGGTGATCCACGGGGACTGGTCCAAGTCGATCGTCGGTATCCGGCAGGACATCACCTTCACTCGGCACGACTCCGGCGTGATCGGCGACTCCTCCGGCAACATCGTGTTCAACGCGATGCAGCAGGACGCGACGATCTGGCGTGCGGTGTTCCGGGTGGCGTGGGCTCGCGCGAACCCGGCGACCCGGACCGGTGACCAGCCGGGCGAGTCCGGTGACAACTCCCCGTCCTCGGAATCCTCGCCGGCGAAGTTCCCGTGGGCGGCCGTGGTGCCGGCCGGCTCGTGACGACGCATCTGGTGGTGGGCGCAGGAGAGGTGGGCACTGCGGTGCACGCGGTGCTGTCCTGCGCCCACGACGCCCTCATCCGAGACATCGAGCCGGTGCCTGTGGGGGCGGAGGTGCTGCACGTGTGCTTCCCCTGGTCGGAGGATTTCGCTGCGCAGGTCAAGGCGTATGCCGACGAGCACGGTGCCGGCCTGGTGGTGGTGCATTCCACCGTGCCGCCCGGGACGTGCGATCCGCACGGGTGGGTGCATTCCCCGGTTCGGGGGCGGCATCCGCACCTGGCGCCGGCCCTGCGCGCGTTCATCAAGCACTTCGGCGGCCACCACGCCGCCGAGGCCGCGCAGGCCTGGGAGGACGCGGGCGTCCGCACCCGCGTGCACACGCTGGCCGCCGACACCGAGGCGGGGAAATTGTGGGAGCTGGTCCAGTTCGGTGTGCAGGTGCGGGTGGAGAAAGCCATCCATGCGTGGTGTGCCGAGAGAGGGCTGGACGCCGATGTGGTGTACCGGCAGATGGCCGAGACCTACAACGACGGCTACGCCGACCTCGGCGAGCACCGGTTTCTGCGGCCGGTGCTGGCCCACATGCCCGGCGATATCGGGGGGCACTGCGTGCGGCCCATGGCCGCGCTGCTCGATCACCCCCTGGCCGAGATGGTGACCCGTGGCCTCGATTCCTGAGGTGCTTCACCGTATCTGGCTGGATGACCCGATGCCGCCGGAGTTCGAGGAGTACGGGCGGCGCTGGGCCGAGCTGCACCCGGGGTGGGAGATCCGGGAGTGGCGCAGCTCGGCCGAGCTTCCGGTGCTGGCCACCCAGGACCTGTTCGACGCCGCGCGCGAGGTGTGTCCGCGGGACTGGAAGCGGTTCCAGGCGGACCTGCTGCGCCTGGAGCTGCTGGACCAGTATGGCGGGGTGTATGTGGACACCGATGTGCAGCCGCTGCGGCCGCTCGGGCCGCTGCTGGCGCAGGTCGGAGACCAGGCGTTCGTGCCGTGGTCGCCGAACCGGGGCGCGGGCGGGCGCAGGCTGCTGACGCAGTGCGTGCTCGGTGCGCCGCCGGGGCACCGGTGGATCCGGGCGTGCATCGCCGGCATCCCCGACGCGGTCAGCCGGTACCGGGGGCGTCCGTTGGCGCAGATGGTCGGCCCGCACCACGTCACCCGCGTGTGGGAGCAGAACCCGCAGGGCGTGACGGTGCTGGACGAGGAGCTGTTCGGGCCGCAGAGCAACCGCGCGCGGGACCGCGGGCAGGCCCCCGACCTGTCGCGGTCCTACGCGTGGCACCGGTGGGCGAACACCCGGGACCGGCGGCGGGGAGGTGTGCGATGACGTCGTATCAGCCTGTGTGGCGCGGCGGGCAGGCCGTCGCCGAAGGGGAGCGGGAGTGCGCGGACCGGTGGGAGCCGATCCGCGAAGTCCTCGCCGCCGTGGAGCAGCCGTTCACGGTGCTGGACCTGGGCGCGGCGCAGGGCTACTTCTCGGCCCGGGCGGCGGAGGAGTTCGGCTGCCGCGTCTCCGCGATCGACTCCGACCGGGCGGTTGCGCAGGCGGCCAGTTCGCTGGTCACGCCGTATGTGCGGCGCGTCGACGCCTCCGGCCTGCGGCACATGGCCCGGCACGATGTGGTGCTGGCGCTGTCGGTGCTGCACCACTTCGGCGACTGGCGTGCGGTGCTGCGGCAGGTGCGTGCCTGCCGGCGCTGGGCGGTGGTGGAGGTGCCGCACCCGGGCGAGCGGTGGCTGCGCTCGGCCGCCGCCCGGCACCAGCTGGCCGCGATTCATGACGCGGTCGCCGCGGTGGCCGAGCGCAGGCTGGGCGAGTTCGAGCGCACCGGCCGGGACGGCTCGCGGCACATGCGGCCGATGTACCTGCTGCGCGGCACCGTCCGCACGGTGGAGGGCGAGGTGTTCGGCGGCTCGGGCACCTGCTCGCGCAAGCTGCGCCCGCACCTCCACGCCGCGGGCCTGGACCGGGAGCTGGGCTACCAGCCGTTCCCGGGCAGCCTGAACCTGCGCTGCAAGGAGCCGCCCGTCCTGGGGGCGCCGGCGGTGAACTGGCCCGGCCGCGTCGGCGGCAAGAGCCGGCCGTACTGGTTCTGGGAGGCGTGGGTCGGGAAGCTCGCGGTCCACGCCATGGACCCGGCCGGCCGCGGACACGGCCCCGACTGCATTGAGGTCGTCGCCCCCGTCCGTCTGCGGGACCGGCTGTCCCTGGCCGACGGCGACACCGTCCGCCTGGACGTCGAGACCACCGAGAAGGGAGCGGACCATGGTTGACCGCTGGTCCCTGTCCCCGGCCGAGCGGGCCGCGCGGCGGGAGCGGGTGCGCCGCCGCGCCGCCGCCCGCGACGCGCGGGTGCCGGAGGGCAAGACCTACACCCTACGCAAGCACCGCAAGTCCTTTCAGATGTGGGCGTGGCCGGGGAAGATCGCGGCCTGCCTGGAAGCCGGGAAGCCGTATGAGCAGCCGCTCCTGGAGCACATCTACGCCGAGGAATTCCGCGGTACCGCGGTCGATGCCGGCGCCAACCTCGGCAACCACAGCCTGTGGTTCGCCGTCATGTGCGGTTTGGACGTGGCGGCGTTCGAGCCGCTGTGGGCGCAGCAGCTGCGGCACAACGTGCAGCTCAACAACCTCGGCGAGCAGATTCGGGTGGAGGCGGTCGCGCTCGGCGATGCGGACGGGGTGGCCGAGCACCAGGGCAAGGGGCGCCTGGAAACCGGCCGCGGCCAGCTGCCGGTGCGGCGCCTGGACGACTACGGCCTGACCGGCGTCTCCCTGATCAAGGCGGATGTGGAGGGCATGGAGCCGGCGGTGCTGCGCGGCGGGGAGGCCACTATCCGCCGCGACCGGCCGGTCATCTTCGCCGAGGCCTGGAACGGCACAGCCCACGAAGCTCTTGGGCAAGTGCTGGAGCCGTGGGGCTATTCGATGACGCGGCGCTTCAAGTCCAGAGGCGTGGCGACCGCGGTGGAGAGGTGGGACGGGTGAGCGTGTCCCTGTCGGTGGCGGTGATGGCCCACCCCAAGCGCCGGCACTTCGTCGCCGAGCTCACCGCGGCGCTGGACGTGGAGGCGCCGGTGGTGTGGGACGAGCGCAACGACCGGTGGGACACCGGCCGCCGCTCCCTCCTCGCCCACGACCCGCAGGCCAGTCACCACCTGGTGGTGCAGGACGATGCGGTCGTCTGCCGCGACCTCGCCGCCGCCGCCGCTCGTGCCGCGGAGGCGGCCGGGGAGCGGCCGGTGGCCCTGTACACGGGGCGGGTGCGGCCCTACCGGGCGCGGGTGGCGCAGGCCATCGAGGGCGCCCGGGCGGCCGGTGCGACGTGGCTGGAGATGGAAGGCCCCTGGTGGGGCGTGGCGCTGGTCATCCCCACAGCCCACATCCCCGACCTGGTCGCATGGGGCGACGGCCGCCCCGACGTGCCGAACTACGACAAGCGCATCGCCCGCTGGTACGGCCACCAGGGCATTGCCTGCTGGTACAGCATTCCGTCCCTGGTGGACCACCGCAGCGTGGCCGAGAACCCCTCCCTGGTGCCCGGGCGCACCGGGGACCGGCACGCCCACTGCTTCATCGGGCACGGCTCCTCGGGCCTGGACGTCGAGTGGTCCACCTGGGCCTTCCGGGCCGCTCAGGAGGAGCGTGACCTGCGGCGGCAGGTGCGGGAAGCACGCCGGGACCAGAAGATCCAGGCGCGGCGGCTGCGGCTTGAGGCCCGCGCGGCGCGCGCGGCCCGGCCGAGGGTGGTGAGCGCGGATGCCGGCGCTGGCAACACAGGCTGACCTGGAGGCCCGGCTGGGCCGGCCGCTGACGGCGGAGGAGCAGGCGCGGGCGGGCGCGCTGCTGGCGGGGGCATCGGCCCGGGTCCGCGCCTATACGCGGCAGGAGTTCGACCTCGTCCATGGCGACGTGGTGGTGCTGCGGCCGGTCGGCACGGTGGTGCGGCTGCCGCAGCGGCCCGTCCTCGCGGTGTCGTCCGTGGTCGCCCTCGGCGGGGCGGAGACGATCCCGGACATCACACTCCCGGGCGGGGCGTGGACGTGGGACGGCGCGGACAAGGTCGACATCTGGCCGCCCGATCAGGGGTGGCTGCTGAGCCTGCCCGAGTCGTGGTCCTCCGGGTGGGGCGGTGTGGACTCCTACCGCGTCACCTACGACCACGGCTACGCCACGATACCGGAGCAGGTGGTCGAGGCGGTGTGCGCGATGGTGCTGCGCAGTCTGCTGTCGCCGTCGCTGGCGCCGGGCATGGTGTCCGAGCGGATCGGCAACTACTCCTACCAGATGCAGCAGGGCGGCGGCGCGGCCGGGGCGACGGTGTCCATGACGGAGGACGACCGGGATCTGCTGCGGGACTTCCGGGTGCGCGCCACGACGATCCAGACCAGGGCGCGGTGACGCGTGAGTACCGCGATCCCCGCGGGCCTGATGCCGCAGACCCTGACGCAGGTCCGCCCGGTGGAAATCACCGACGGGTACGGGTCGCAGGAGTGGGACTACGGGCCGGACGCGACCCGCACCGAGATCACCGGGTGGCTGCAGCAGGACCAGCGGCAGGCTGTGACCGGCGGCATTACCGAGGGCCGGGACCCGCAGCGCGAGAAGTGGCTGCTGATCACCAATCATACGGATGTGCGGGCACTGGACCGCTACGAGTGGAGCGGGCCGGCGGGCGCGGTGGTGTTCGAGACCGACGGGCCGCCGGCGCCGGTGTTCACCCCGCGGGGCTTCCACCACAGCGAGGTCGCCCTGCGGATCCTCACCGGCTGACGACGCAAGAGGAGGCAGGCTATGAGCGGTGTGCGGTTTCGTCTGAACGGGCGCGGGGTGCGGGAGCTGCTGCGCTCCGAGGGTGTGCGGCAGGATCTGGAGCGGCGTGCGGAGGCGGTGGCGCAGCAGGTCCGCGGCCGTGCGCCGGGGGTGCTTTCGGCCCATCCGGGCGGGATCGCCGCGGACTCCTACACCGGCCGCGGGAGGGCGGGCGCCACGGTGATCGGTGTGCCGCTGGATTACGAGGAGGAGCACCGGCCGCTGGGCGGCGCGATCGACGCGGCGAGGGACTGACCATGGACACCCCGGAGCTGCGTGTGCCCGGGCACATCGAGGTCGTCGGTCAGGGGCGGCAGGCGGTGCTTCGGGTCGACGGCGAGGACTTCCCCTACGTCGTGGCGGACGGCACGGTGACGGTGCGGGTGGCGCCCGGCGAGATGCCGTCGGTGACGCTGACACTCCTGGCGGACCGGGTGACCGTGGATGACCGGCTGCCCTGGGCCGTGGAGGAGTGATGGCGTGGCCCGACGCGACCGGTCTGGTCATCGCCTACCTCGGCCCGGTCGTCGCCCCCGTGGCGGTGGCGGCCAGGGTGCCGCAGCAGTCCGCGCCGCGCGAACCGCTGGTGCAGGTCCGGCGCGCCGGCGGCCCGGCGCTGCCCCCAGTGCGGGACCGGGCCCGGCTGGACATCTGGACGTGGCAGACCACCGACGACCTTGCGATGGACCTGGCCCTCCAGGTGCGGGCAGCGGTGTGGGCGTTGTCCGGCACCACGCTCCTGGGCGGCGTGACCTGCTACCGGGTGGGTGAGTTCCTCGGCCCGCGGCACGCTGATGACCCGGAGTCGACCACGCCGCGGGTGTGGGCGACCTACGAGCTTGACCTGCGGGCGGACCAGGTGATCCAGCCCGCCCCCACGATCTGGCCCTGACCGGCTGACGCTTCATTCCCCCCGGCCGCACCCGGGGCGACCAGAGAACTGACTGATCGCCCATGGAGGTGCATCACCATGACGCTCGACGCCACCCAGGTGAGGGTGGGAATCACCGGGGAGGTCTACCGGGCGCCTGCCGGAACCGCCGCCCCGACCGGCCCGACGACGGCCCTGGACGCGGCCTTTGAGGGCCTGGGCTACGTCTCCGAGGACGGGGTGACCGAGGCTCACGACGACTCGGTGGACAACATCGTCGCCTGGCAGGGCGCCACGGTGGTGCGCTCCGCCGTCACCGAGTCCGTGATGACGCTGGCTTTCACCCTCATCCAGACCAACACCGTCACCCTGGAGACTTTCCACCGCGGCTCGACGATGACCGAGCCCACGCCCGGGGTGTTCAAGCTGGAGGTCAAGCCGCCGACCGCCGACCCGGGTGTGTGGGTGCTGGATGTGATCGACGGCGACAAGCACGAGCGGATCTACCTCGGCAACGCGGAGATCACCGAGCGCGGCGAGCTGATGTACGCCAACGGGGAGCCGATCGGCTATCCCATCACCATCACCGCCTACCCCGACACGGACGGCAACCTCGCGGTGAAGTGGTCGGACGACCCTGCGTGGGGCGAGTCTCTCGGCTCCTGACCACACGCATCTGCCGTATCCACAGACCTGCCCGGGGCCGGGTGTGCGGACCCGCCCCGGGCAGCCCCCTCACCTCCGCACACCCATCCGCACACCAGCAAGGGAGCACGTCATGGGCTACGACGCCGATGCGGCAGCCGCGCGAATCGCGGCCCGCGGGGACTTCACGTTCACCTGGAAGGGCACCGAGCACGCGGTGCCGCCGATCACCGCGCTGCCCATCGGGGCCGCGAAAGCTTTCGTCGCGTCCCTTCCCGAGGGAGACGACGACGCGGCGGCGATCGCCTCCTTCGACCGGCTGCCCGACCTCTGGCCCGAGGACGCCTACCAGGCGCTGATGGAGACCCCGGGGGAGGTCAGCATCGAGATCGTCAAAGCGTGGGTCAACCACCGGCCCGAAGAGGCGGCCGGAGGTGACCCGGGAAAATCCGGCTCGCGCTCGCCGTCGCGCTCGACCCGGCCCGCTGGCACGCAGCGGAAGCGGACCTCGCGCTCCGCGGCATAGACGCCGAGCGGCTGCCGGTCACGCAATGGGCCGCGTGCGTGCGGGGCCTGCTGGCCGACCCCACCAGCCTGCTGGCCAAGGCGTGCGGAGCCGACGGCTACACCCTGGACCAGCACCTGCTGATGCTGATCCTCGATGCGCTGCGGACCGCTAACTGGATGCGGTCCCGGGACGGGCAGAAAGGGCGGAACCGGCCCAAGCCCGTGTCCCCGCTGGCCCGCAAGAAGGGGCGCCGGATCGGCCGCACCACCCGCTCCCCGCAGCAGGTCGCCGCCTACCTCGCCTCGATCGGGCCGCCTCGTAAGTCCGTCACCTGACTGGCCCTCGCTGGCTGGCCTCCGAGCAGGCAGGGGGTGAGGCCGGGTGGCTACCGAGGTCGGCACCGCTTTCGTCCGTATCATCCCCACCGCCCGCGGTATCGGCCGTGAGATCCAGTCCGTGCTCAACCGGGAGGTCTCCGGAGCCGGGCGTGAAGCCGGCCGGGAGATCAGCCAGGAGCTTCAGGAGCAGGTCGCCGACACCGGCACTGGGGCGGGGCGGGAGATCGAGCGGGATCTCCAGCAGGCCGTGGACGGCGCCGGCACCGAGGCCGGGCGGGAGATCGAACGCGAACTGGAGCGGGAGCTCGACGACACCGGCCGCCAGATCGGCGAGGAAGTCGGCCGTGAGGTCGCCGAAGGCGCCGAGGCCGGGGTCCGCCAGATCGAGGGCCCGGCCGGTGACGCCGGAGCGCAGGCCGGACAGGCGGCCGGGTCCAGATTCGGTACCGCGCTGAAGGCCGGCGTGGCCGCCGCGGCGGTGGCCGCGGGCGCGCTGCTGGTGAAGGGCTTCTCCGACTGGCTGGAACAGGGCCGCATCACCTCCCGGCTCCAGGCCCAGCTCGGGGAGACGCCGGAGCAGGCCCAGCGCTACGGCCGGATCGCCGGGCAGCTGTACGCCGAGGCGATCACGGCCGACTTCCAGGGCGCGGCGGACGCCATCCAGGCCACGATGCGGGCCGGTCTGCTGCCTCCGGAGGCCACAGACGCGCAGATCAAGCAGATGTCGACGAGCATCTCGGATCTCGCAACCCTGATGGAGGAGGACGTCGGGCAGACTGCCCGCGCCGTCGGCAAGATGATCCGCACGGGGCTGGCGGAGGACGGCGCGCAGGCCCTGGACATCCTCACCCGCGGCGTGCAGCTGGGCGGCAACGAGGCCGGGGATCTGCTGGATACCTTCTCGGAATACTCCACCCAGTTCCGCTCGATGGGGCTGTCCGGGGAGCAGGCCATGGGGCTGATTGCCCAGGGCCTGAAGGGTGGTGCCCGCGACGCGGATGTGGTCGCGGACACCATCAAAGAGTTCTCCATCGAGGCCGTGGCCGGCGCCGAGCGCGTCGTCGGTGGCTTCGAGTCGCTGGGGCTGAACGCGGACGAGATGGTGGCCAAGCTGGCGGCCGGTGGCCCGGAGGCCGCCGAGGCGCTGGACCTGGTTTTTGACGAGCTGCGCGGCATCGAGGACGAGGCCACCCGCAACGCCATCGCCATTGAGCTTTTCGGCACCAAGGCTGAGGACATGGCGGCCGCGCTGCTATCCATGGACCCCTCCAGCGCGGTCAAGGCGCTGGGTGAAGTCGGCGGCGCTGCTCAGGAGATGGGCGACACTCTGCGGGACAACGCCGCGCACCGGGTGGAGGCTTTCAAGCGGACCCTGGAGCAGGACCTCGTCACCTTTGTCGGCGGCACGCTGATCCCGGTCTTGTCCGATCTCAAGAGCCGGGTTGCCGCCGCGTTCAAGGGCGCCGGGATCGACAAGGCGAGCCTCGCGTCTGGTATCCGAGCGTGGTGGGCGGGCGGCAAGGGGGAGCTCGGGGGTGCGGTCACCGAGCTGAAAAGCATGGTCGCCACCGCGACGCAGGCCATCCGTGACATCTGGGCCCAGTGGGGCGGCGAGATCACCGCCGCGTACCGCGAGCACTGGTCCAGCCTGGTGCAGATCCTCAAGGGAGCCTTCCAGATCATCAAGGGCCTGTTCGATGTCTTCGCAGGGCTGCTGACCGGGGACTGGTCCCGGATGTGGGAGGGCGTGAAGTCCATCGGCAAGGGCGCCTGGAACGCCATCGTCGGCCTCATCCGCAACTCCTGGAACATCCTGCACCGCGTCCTCAAGACCGGGTTCACGATCGCCAAGAACCTCGTGACCTCCGCCTGGCGGTTCATCACGGAGCGGACCGGCGCGGCCTGGCGGTGGGTGAAAGACAAGATCGCCGAGATGATGCGCCGGGGCTACGAAGCCGTCCGGGACAGGGCCCGCGGCATCCGCGACCGCATCGTGGCCATCAAGGACTGGGTCGTCGGCGCGTTCAAGGGCGCCGGGACGTGGCTGCTGTCGGCCGGCCTGAACATCGTGCGCGGCCTGTGGAACGGGATCCAGGCCATGGGCGGATGGCTGAAAAGCCAGGTGGTGGGCTGGGCGAAGTCCGTGCTGCCGGGTCCGATCGAGGATCTGCTGGGCATCTCGTCGCCGTCGAAGTACATGCGGGACCAGATCGGTCGGCAGGTGGCTGCCGGTCTGGCGCTGGGCATCCGGGACGGCCTGGGCGGCATCCGGGACGCGGCCGGAATGGCGGCTGATGCGGCGGTGCCGGGGCTGCCCGCGCACGCCGCGATGACCCCGGCCGGCGCCGGAGCCGCAGCCGCACCCCCGCAGCTCGTGATCCGGCCCGACGGCACGCAGATGTCCCGCCTCCTGGTGCAGATGATCCAGCTCGCGGTGGACACCCAGCTCGGCGGCAACGTCCAGCGCCTCAGCGGCCGAAGGGGGTAGGCGTGCCTGACATTCGTGTGGAGATGGCGTTCGGCGCCGACCCGGGCGCCGACCCGGCGTCCTGGACGTGGACCGATGTGACCTCCACCCCGCGCGGGCATCTGCTCGCGCAGCAGGTCACGATCTCTCTCGGGCGCCCCGATCGGGGCAGCGAGACACAGCCTGCGCAGGCCGCGGTGATGCTGGACAACCCGGAGGGCTGGCTGACCCCCGGCAATCCTGTCTCGCCGTGGTGGCCGGATGTGGTGCTGGGTGTGCCGACCCGGGTGTGGGTGCGCGCCGGGGACACGCATTTGCTGGCGCCCGATACGGCAGGGTCTCGCGCGCGCGTGGCGTCGTCTGCCGCGCTCAATGTCGCCGGTGACCTGGACGTGCGTGTCGAGATGGCGCTCGACCGTCTCCCCGCGCAGGACGCCCAGTTCGCCAATGTGGCCAACGAACTGATGGCCCGGTACAACACTGCGGCCAACGCGCGGATGTGGCGGCTGCTGCTGTCCGGCTTCGGCCGGCCCACGCTCACGTGGTCCACCACTGGGGCAGACTTCACCGAGATCATCGGGCCCGAGGCGGTGCCGTATGTCTCAGGGCAGCGGTTCGCGCTGCGCGCCACCCTGGATGTGGACGACGGCGCCGGAGGCCATGCGGTCGCCTTCTACGTCTCCGGGGCGCTCAGCGGCCCGTGGGTGCCCCTCGGGCGCCCGGTCACCGGGTCAGGTACGACCTCCATCAACACCTCCGGGGCGGCCGACCTGGAGCTGGCGGACCTGTCCACCCAGGGTCTCGCGCGCGGAGCGGGCCGCTGGTACGGAGCCGAGCTGCGCAGCGGCATCGATGGCACGGTGCTGGCGGCGGCGGACTTCACCACCCACGATCCAGGCACCACGTCCTTCACCGACCCGCAGGGCAACCTGTGGGAGATCCAGGGTGACGCCGGCTTCACCGACTACCAGCGCCGTCTCACCGGAGAGGTGGCGGAGATCGCGCCGTCGTGGCCGTATGGCGACCTGTCCGACCCCGACGACCCGGAGGGCACCCCCGGCGAGGCACGGGTCGCGGTCACGGTAGCCGGGGTCCTGCGCCGCCTCAGCTCCGGCCAGCCGCCGCTCCAGAGCACGCTGCGCCGCCGCATCCCCTCGGCCGACCCGGCGCCCCTGGCGTACTGGCCCATGGAGGACGGCCGCGACACGGGGGGCGAGGCTGCGTCCGCACTGCCCGACGGTGCTCCGCTGTCGCTGACGGGCGTGTCCTGGGCGGCCGATGACACCCTCGGCGGGTCCGCCGCGCTGCCCACCATGGGCAGCACGACCCGGCTGTACGGCACCGTCCAGGGCGCAGCGGCCGGGGGCTGGCAAGCCGAAATGGTGTACCGGCTGGAGGCGCTGCCGGCCACCGAACAGACCATGCTGCGGCTGTACCTGGAGTCCGCGTCCGGCGGCGTGCAGGCGGTGCGGGTGCGCTGCTCCACTGCCGGCATCAGGGTGCAGGCCCTCGGCGAAGACGATGCGGTCGTGGCCCAGTTTCTGTTCACCGACGCCGACGCGCTGGCGGATTTCGCCGGCACCTGGAACCGGCTGGCGCTCTTCTCCTACCAGGCAGGCACCGACTGCTATGTGCGGGCAGCCTGGCGGGACATCTCCGCCGGCTCCTACTGGTACGCCGGCACCATCTGGGCGGGCACCACGGTCGGGAGCGTCCGCGCGGTGCGCGGCGCATGGGGCAGCGATTTCCAGGGCGCCGCCATCGGGCACCTGGCTGTATGGGCCGTCGGCGGCACCAGCTCGACTGCCCCGGGCGTCACCATCTACAACGGCGCGGACGACGGCTACGCGGGCGAGACCGCGCTGGCCCGGATGCGGCGCCTGGCACAGGAAGAGGGCTTCCCTCTCAGCGTGCCGGGCGACTCGTCGCTGTCGGCCCGGATGGGCCCGCAGCGCGTGGCCACCCTGCTGGACCTGCTCCAGGAGTGCGCCGACGCCGACGGCGGCATCCTGACCGAGCGCCGCACCGTAGCGGGCTTGCAGTACCTGCCGCGCCACTTGCTGTACAACCGGCCTGCGGCGACCCTGGACGCGCGGGCCACGCTCGACGGGGCACCCGCGAGCGAGATCGCGCAGCCGTTCGAGCCGGTACTGGACGACCAGCGGCGCCGCAACAGCGTCACCGTGACCCGCACCGACGGGGCGAGCGCCCTGGCCCAGGACCCGGCCGACATCGCCCAGTCCGGCCTCCGGTCCGGAGGCCGTGAGCTCAACGTGGCCTCCGACAATGTCCTGCCCGACATAGCCGCCTGGGAGGTGCACCTGGGGACCTGGCCCGGGATGCGCTACCCCGACATCACCACCGACCTGGTCGTGGCGCCTCAGCGCGCCGAGGACTGGCTCAGCGCCGCTCCCGGTACCCGCGTGCAGGTCACGGGCCTGCCGCCCCAGCACCCCCCGGGGGGCGCCGATCTGCTGATGGAGTACATCAGCGAGACGATCACCCCCACCCGGTGGTCCGCCACCGCGGCCTGCTCCCCGGCCGGCCCCTGGACGGTCGGCACGCTGGCGGGCGATGATCCGGCGCCTTCCGACCCGCCGCACCACCTGGATGCCGAGGATTCGGTGCTGGCGGTGCCCGCGACGGCCACGGACGGCACGCTGTGGGTGGACCCGCAGACCGATCCGGACTGGGTGGTCACCGGCAGCTCGGAGTCCGACCCGGCGGATGTGCCGGTGGACATCTCGCTCGGCGGCGAGGTGGTGACGGTCACGAACATCGGGGAGCGGCGGGACACGGTGCTGCCCGCCGCGGCCGGGGGCGGGGACGCAGACGCGGCTGCAGCCACCGGCCATGTGGCGCCGGACGTGACCGCGGCGGCGGCCGGGCTGCTGGTCTGCTGCTGGGCCAGCTACTTCGAGCCGGGCACCTACACCATCCCCGTCAGCATGACCGAGGTCTCGCAGGGAGCCGGGTCCTTTTCGGCGGCGGCCTTGGCCACCGAGGCACTGGCCGGGGCCGGCGCGACCGGCACCCGCACCGCCGTGCTCGACATCGCCGACGCGTGGTCCGCGGTCTCCCTGGCGCTGCCGGGCGCCGTCACGGTGGAGGAGGCGCTGACCGGCTACGCCGCGGGCGACGACGTGCAGCTGACCACCGCCGCAGGCACCGCGGCCGGCTGGTGGCTCCTGGCGGTGCAGGCCGTGGACGAGGACGCGGCCGGGGAGATGGCCCCGCCGTCCGGCACCGGCTGGACCCTGGCCGCCGAGTCGGGCGGCGCGACCGGCGCCACCTCCCGTATCCGGGCGTGGATGCGGCGGGTGGAGACCGCGGGCGCCCAGGAGGTCACCGTCACCGGCGGCTCCGGCATCACCGACTCCCGGGTGTGGCTGCTGACCCTGTCCGGCACCGACGGCGCACTGGTCGGCACCGGCCAGCCGTTCGCCGCGTCCCGCTCTGTCAACGGCATCAGCAAGAGCCACGCGGCCGGGACAGATGTGCGGCTCGCCCGCCCGATGATCGTGGCCCTGTAGGAGGCACAGATGACGACACCGCCGGGCCCGGCACGCCCGGGCATGGCCCTGACCGCCGGCCGCGTCAACCAGTGGCTGCTGCCGGGCACCGTGCTGTTCGAGGCGGGCCGGGAGCTCGCGCAGTCCATCACGACCGGCGCGACGCCCTCATCCGCCAACGCCCTGTCCTGGGACGATGTGGAGCTCGACCCGCTGGAGGGGTGGGACGCGGGCGCGCCAACGCGCTACACCTGCCAGATTGCCGGCCGCTACCGCCTGGAAGGCCGCGTGTCCTTCGTGGCATCGACCAGCGGCACCGTGCGGGCGGGCGGATGGTTCGTCAACGGCTCCCTGGTGGCGCAGTCCCGGGACGCGATCACCCCCACGAGCCAGATTCACACCGTGGCGGCGGCTGTGACGCCGGTACTGCTGGCGGTCGGGGACTACGTCGAGCTGGCGGCCGGCCAGAACAGCGGCGGGAATCTGGACACCGGCCCCGGCTCCACGCGCCCTCAGATCGTCATCACCTACACCGGCCAGCCATAAGGGAGGACCCGTGGCCGCAGTCACCCAGCGGTACAGCTCTATCCAGTACGACGGCACCAACGGCGCGCACATCGTCACCGAGTGGCTGGAGTACGCCGACCTGATCTCGGACGACGGTCAGATGCTGCGGTTCCGCAGCAATGACCAGGATCACGCCGTGCCGGTCGGGCACTGGCTGATCCGCACGCCGCGGCCCCGTTTTTTCCACGAGTCCATGGATGCGGCCGACTACGCCCGGTACTGGGTTGAGGTCGGATCCGAACCGGCCTGATTGCCGTCCTTGGCCGACGCCCCGCCCCTGTGCGGGGTGTGGCCAGAAAGGAGGTGTGCCGTGGCTTGGTATCCGGGCGCGATCAAGATGGAGCTCCAGCCCGAGTCGGACGCCCAGCCGGCGATCCGGCCGACGCAGTTCATCGTGCACAGCATCGTGGCGCCGTGGACTCCGGAGCGGACCTACGAGCACTGGAAGAACTCCACGAATCTGGAGTCCCACTTCGGTCTCGGTTACGACGGCCGGATGGGCCAGTACATCGGCACCGAGACGAGGGCCGACGCCAATGCGGCGGCCAACCGGCGGCCGGACGGGACGGGCGCAGTCTCCATTGAGACCGCCTCCAACACCTCCGCGACGGACCCGTGGACGCCGGAGCAGGTCGAGGCGCTGGTGCGCCTCGGGGTGTGGCTGCACCGCACCCACGGCATCCCGCTGCGCGTCTGCCGCAGCCATTCGGACCCGGGCTACGGCTACCACTCGCTTCACCGCGAATGGTCCACGAGCGGGACGGCGTGCCCGGGGCGGCCGCGCATCGCGCAGTTCCGGGACGAGGTGTTCCCGGCCATCGTGGCCCGCGCCTCTGGGGCGTCGGCCACGCCGAGCAAGGAGGACGACATGCCGAGTGCCGAAGAAGTGGCCGCGGAGGTGTGGCGGCATCGTCTGCCTCACCCGCGGGCGGACATCACGATCACCGCGGCGACGCTGCTCCGGCAGGCGTGGATCAAGGTGGAGCGGACCGAGGCGCGGATCGTCGCACAGGCGGCCGTGATCGAGCAGCTCGCCGCCGCCCTGGCCGCGCACCACCAGGAGATCGATCCGGACGGCCTGATCGCGCGGATCGAGGCCGCGATCGAGGGCATCACCGTGCGCCTCGACGTACAGGAAGAGAGCTGAACGTGGGAGACAAGGCGGTCGTGGTGCTGGCGCAGGTGGCGGTCTTCGCTATCAGCGTGGCCGGGTACGTGGCGCTGTCCGTGAAGGGTGAGGCGACGGCGGAGTACGTCGCCCTGGTCGGTCCCGTGCTGGGCGCGGCGTTCCTGATGACGCACCTGAAAGGCCAGGACGGGGTGCTGGCGAAAATCGAGGAGAACACCAACGGCGTGCTCACCAAGCGGATCGAGGACGCGGTGCGGGAGGCCCTCAGCGGCCGGGACGGGGGCGATGGTGCCTGAGGCGGTGTGGGGTCCGCTGCTGGCGGCGGTCGGCGCGGCGGTGGTGGTCGGGGCCGGGTTCGAGACGCGGGCCCTGATCTCCCGGCGCACCGGGGACACCCTGAGCGAGTTCATGCGCCCGTGGGCGCGGCGGCACCCGCGGACGTTCATCGCGGCCTGCGCGGCGCTGGTCGCGGTCGGCGCCTGGCTGCCGTTCCACATCCTCGGCGGCGAGTGACCTACCAACGATCTACCAATTGCCGTCCGCTGGCCGAAGCCAGTGTTTCACCCCCTTTCCGAAACAGGAAAACCCCTCATCTCCTCCCGGGCGCCCCCATACTGCGGTGCATGGCTGATGACATTGCCGCGTTCGTCGCGGCCCATCCGGTACGTCCTGGCTTCACCGCCGCGCAGATGATCGACGTGTGGGAGCACGTCGCGGGCATCCATGCCCGCGCTGCTGCTTCCGCGGCCAGCAATGAGGAGACCGAGCAGCACATGGACGCTGCCGCGACCCGGTGGCAGGTGATTGCCGCGACCCGGTGGGTGCAGAGGCACCACGGCACCGCGGCCGCGGACGCCTTCGTGACGTACCTCGGAGACACGTCCAGCGCCCGGGCATCCGCCGCCAGGGCCTAACCCCGCCCTGCGGCACACACGATGCCCCCGCTCGCTGGCTACGGCCGGCGAGCGGGGGCTTCTGTCGTGCCCGAGGTCAGTTCTTGCGGCGGGGGCAGGCCAGGCAGATGCGGGCGCTGACGGTGGGGCGCCTGACCTCTCCTCCCAGGGGCGTGCCGTAGCCTCGGCGGCATGTCTCGACGGCGGCTGCGTCGAGGTAAGGGTCGTGGTCGCACTCGCCCTCCCCTCGCGGGGTGCGCCGCGCGACGGCGAGGGCCTTGTCGAGCATCTCGTCGTCGCCGTCGGTTGGGTCGAGTTCGATCTCGTAGGTCTCCAGGATGTGGCCGCGGGCTACGACGCACGCGTCAGCCACGAGCCCGGCCATGATGTTTCTGCTGGTCATGATGCCACCTTCTCCGTGAGGTTTCCGCGCTGCACGTAGTACGCGCGCATGAAGGCGATCGCTTCGGCGTCGTTCATGCGCTCTTCGACGCCGAGGCCGCTGCCTTCCTGCGCCCCCCGGGCGTAGATCTCTTCCAGGGTCTGTTCGGCGAGTTCGGCGGCGGCGGGGTGGGTCTCGCGCAGGGTCTTGAGGTCCCGCGCGATGGCCGGGGTGGCCTGGGCCACGACGCCGGCGGGGAGGTGGCTCTGCGTCCACCACGGCTCGATGGTCTTCCACGCCTGCCCGCGTCCGCGCAGTTGGTCGTCGATGAAGGACAGGACGCCGGACCAGCAGCCGGTCACGTCGGCCGGGTGGAGGTTCTCCAGTGGGTTGTCGACCGCGCGGGCGAGGATGCGGGAGACGGCCTGCTGGGTGATGCCGGCGGCTTGGGCGAGGCGGACCTGGGTCCAGAGTTCGGGGTCCTCGCGGCGCAGTTGAAGGATCAGGTCGGCGCGGGCGGCCTCGGCGGCGCGGCCTTCGGCGACCTTCCGGTTGAGTTCGGCGAAGCGGTCGGCCTGTGTGGACGGGGTGGGCATGGGTGGTGGGCTCCTTGGTGGTCAGCAGCAGGTGCAGACGCCGCCGTAGCGGCCGGAGGGGCACTCGCAGCGGATGCTGCGGCGGCCCGGGGTGGCGAGGGGCTTGAGGGTGTCAATCCAGTGGCTGGCGCCGGCGGAGGTGAGGAGGTGGGCGTCGTCGGCGGGGTAGTTGGGGGGGAGGCGGTGGCTGTCGGCGGCGCGGCGGGCGAGGCTGCGCAGGTAGTCGAGCTGGCGGGCGGTGGCGGGGCGGCCGTGGCCGTAGCGCTGGGCGAGGTGCTGGCGGGTGGTGTTCTCGCGGGCCATGCGCTGGATGGTGTCGGCCTTGTGGGAGCAGGTGAAGCAGGGGCGGGTGGTGGCGCCGGGCAGTGCGTGCCAGCGCAGCCAGGTGTCGTGGCCGCAGGTGTGGGTGATGCGCCAGGTGGGGGTGTGGGTGCGGCGGGCGAAGTGGCGGCGCTGTTCGATCAGGACGCGGGTGCGGAGGCTGGTGGCGTCGATGTCCCACCGCCCGGCGGTCTTGGTGGCGGCGACGACGCCCGTCCGGCACCAGTTGCGGATGGTCGCGACGGTGCGGCCGGTGGTCTGTGCAGCGGTGGCGGTGTCCATCGGAGTCCCCCTACAACTTCGGCGTACAACTCGATAGTACAACCGCGTTGTGGGGGGTGCAAGTCGCATGCCGAGCTCCTTTCAGAAAGCGAGTCAGCCTCAGAACGGCGCTGGCCCGGACCCCTGCACGTCCAGCCGGCCAGCGCCTTCGTGGTGCTGCCGGGGGACGACGCGCCCTGCCCGGCCGCTGGGCAGCTCCAGGCGCAGCTCTGTCGCGCCGTAGGCGTCGTACAGGTCGGCGTCCGGGCCGAGCAGGTGGCCGAGCCAGCAGGGGAACGGGCCGCCCGGCTCCACCCTGAGCACGGCCGTGACCTCGGTGGGGATGCTGTCGGCGACCAGGGTTGCCGCCCCCTCGTAGCTGTCCACGGCGCCCAGTGTGCCGGGCCGCACCGACAGCCCCAGCCCGGCCCGGCCCGTCAATCGATCGCGTCCAGGCCGCGCTCGATGATCTCCCGCAGCGCGGCAGCCTTCTCCAGCCCTCGCTCCTGCGCGTAGGCGTCCACCTGCGCCCACCGCTCCGGCGACAGCCGCACCTCCCGCTTCGGCCCGACCGACGGCCGGCCCACCGTGGTGCCCTCCTCCGGCAGCCCAGTGAAGTACCGCTCCACGGCGTCCTGGTGCTGGCTGCGTATCAGCCAGTCCCGGGCCACATCCGGCGGAACGTACTCATAGCGGGCCATGGTGTCGTGGTACTGACTCCAGGAGCACAGCACCCACTTCCCGCCCCGGGTGCGGTACAGCTCCTGGTGGTGGCCCATCTTCTCGGTGGCCAGGGACATCTGGCCGTCCCGGCCGCCGGTCGCCTCTTCGAAACGCTCGGCCTTGTCGGGGTCGAACCAGCCCGCCGCGCGGGGCGTGACGGGCTCGTCGGGGTGAGCATGCGCAGGGCGGCTGTAGTCGTAGATCCCGGTGCGTGCCATGGCAGGTGCTCCTGTCAGGTCAGAGGGAGGCGAAGGGGCGCTCGGTGAAGTGGGCGTCGGCCTCGCAGTCGGGGCAGACGAACGCGACGCGGTCGAGGCTGTCGCGGCGCAGGATGGATGCGCCGTAGGTGCCGCACTCGGCGCAGGCGAGGCCCCGCTGGGGGTGGTGGGTGTTGGGGGCGGGTTCGGCCCAGGTCATGCCGGGGTCGGTGTCGCCGAGTTCGCGGCGGCGGCCGGTGAGGATCTGCCGCGTGGTGCCGCGCGTGGTGCGCACCTGCACGATGGCGTAGTTCTTCTCCACCAGGCGGCCGTCCTTGAGGCGGACGGCGGCGGTGTAGTGGGTGCCGTGGTCGCCGGGCGTGTCGGTGGGGGCTTCCTTGGCGGCGTCCAGGGCGGCACGGAATGCGGTGGTGGGCAGATGGACCATGCGCGTGTCGCCGGTGGTCTGGTAGGTGGGGGCGATGGTGGTGGTGTCCCAGCCGGCGCGCTGGCAGAGGGTGGCGAGGCGGAGGCGCCCGGCGGCCCACTGGGAGGCGCGGTTGAGGTTGGCGGCGACCTGGGAGAGGGAGGTGTGGACGCCGTAGTCGCGGAGGCTGTCGAGGAGGTCGCGGGCGTGCTGCTGGTCGTCTTTGGTGAGTTTGTTCCAGGTGGTCATGGTGGTCTCCCTCCCATCGCGGCATTTCCGCATGTGTTAACCATGGCAGGGATTAGCGCATGCGTCAATTATGGCTGCAATGGGCAACGGCCCTGACGCGCCGCCCCGCTGTCACACCCCCGTGCGACACTGCCGTCCGTGGTGACTGTGCCTGAGCTCGTGGCCGTTGAGGGCCGCCGCCTCGGCCTGGACGAGCGCATGGTGGCCGAGGTGTACGACGCCCTCACCTGTGAGGAGGGCCCCGGCCGGCCGTGGCCGGACGACGACGTCGTCCAGGTGATGGAGTCCCTCATCGTGCCCGACTGGGCCTCCCCGGACACCATCGCCGCCATTGTGCGCGGAGTGGTCGCAGCAGACCGGAAGGAACTCGGGTAGACGGCGGCGCCTACCGGGTCGGCAGGCCGAGCCTCAGCACCCACATGGTGACGGTCTCGCGCGTCACCCCCAGCTCCTCGGCGATCTCAGCGATACCCCGGCCATCTGCCCACAGTGCCCGCAGGCGGGCTTCGGACTGCTCCAGCTTGGGCATCCTCCGTGCCCGGCGCGGCGGGAGCCCCAGCTCCGCGACCCGACGGCGCAGGGTGGGCAATGCGACGCCGAGTTCGGCGGCGATCGATCTCACGGTCCGCTCCTGGTCCGCCCACATCTCCGCGACCTTGTCGAGCTGGTCCGCGCGCCGGGCCGCCTGCCGTGGCGGGAGCCCTTCCTCCTGCGCCCACTTGTGCACGGTGACGCGGCTGATCCCCAGCTCCTCGGCGATGCTGGTGGGGCTGCGGTCCGGGTCGGCCCACAGCTCCCCCAAGCGGCGCCGGGCGTCCGCGCTGTCCCGTCCTGACCGGCGTGGGGGCAGTTCGGCTTTCGCTGCCCAGCGATGCACGGTAACCGGGGTGACGCCGAGTTCAGCCGCGATGTCCCGCACTCTCGCCCCGTCGGCCCACAGCTCCCGCAGCCTCGGCATGGCCTGGTCCAGCGTCGTGGCCGGGCGACTCCGAGGCCCGCCCAGCTCCCCTGCCTGCTGGGCCTCGCCCTCGGTCACGGGCTGCTGTCGAGGAGCGCGACCCGGCCGGGTTGCCCCGATCCTCTCGATCCAGTTCAGGACCGACTGGTCGCTGACCCCCAGCTCCCGGGCCATCTCCGTGACGCTCCTGCCCTCCTCCAGCAGTTCCTCCAGCCGCTCTCTGCTCTCGGCGAACCGTGCCCCTGGAGGCTTGGCCCGGGGCGGGAGCCCCAGCTGGCGAGCCCACTGCCACACCGTGTTATCGGACGCCCCGAGGGTCTTGCCGATCTCGAGTACCGTGATGCTGCGGTCGGCCCACAGCTCCCGCAACTGCGCCACCCGGTCCGCCGTCAGCAGGATCTTCCAGCTCGGCGAGGTCTCCCGGGCTGCCCCCGTCAGCAGGGCGACGACCGCGGCTTCCGCCTGGGCGACCCCCGGCCGCCCTCGCAGATCCTCCAGCTCACTATCTGACAGGCCGCACACATACGCCGCCAGGCCCGCATCACCCGCGGTCCGCGTCAAGGCGGCCAGGTAGTCCCCGACCCGCGCCGCCTGCTGTACTTCCTCGGGGTATCCGTCCAAGGCGGCGCGCAGTTCACCGTCCCGGCTGGCCTGGGCACCTAGGCGAGCGACGGGCAGGCCGACGCCGTCGGCCGCCGCTTCCGGCCGCGATCCTGCCCGCAGCGCGTCCAGCACCGTGCGCCGCTGCTCCAGGGTCATGCCGCGGTAGCGGCCGGTCTCGGCGTTGTGGGCGGTGCGGCAGCGCGGGCACCGGCCGCCCCTTCGCCACCCGGAGGGGGTGCCGCAGAAACGACCGGCCTCGGCGCAGTGCTTGATCACCGAGTCCCGCTTCCCGCGTCGCTGGCGTAGGTGATGGCCAGGCCGGGCACCTCCTGGGCGACCCGGGCGACGACAGCGCGGTGCCAGGACGCGGGGAACGGGATCTCGGGGTGCGCCTTGTGGTATTCGGTGTCGTCGCGGTAGGTGATCACCCCGGGTTCGGGCATGTCCATCAGCGCGGTGATGAGGCCGCTGACGAACTCCCCGGTGCGGCGCTCCAGGTCCTCGATCTCCAGGCGGACGCCGTCGGGGATGACGTAGGTGCCGGCTTCCCAGTGGCGTACCGTGCGGCCGGTCACGCGCAGGTGGGCGGCGAGCCAGTCCACGGACAGGCCCAGGAATTCGCGCACGACGCGCAGTTCGGCGGGGGTCATCCGCTCGTCCTCGGGCATCCCGGGCGGGTCACTGTGGGCGCGTTCGGTGTTCTTGGCGTTCACGTCGGTCTCTCCAGGGGTGGGCCCCGGCCGACTCGCGGCCGGGGCTGTGGGGGTGGGTCTTGGTCAGCGGGCTGCGGGCTCGACGGTGACGGTGCAGCCGGTGGGCACTGCCTCCCACCGTCCGGTCAGGTGCCAGCCGGCCGCCTCCAGGGCGTCCTCGGCCTGCTTAATGGCGTCGGTGCCGTCGGCGTCGTGCCGGGCGTCCAGCTCGGCGCGGAAGAGGGGGTCACCGAAGGAGGAGCGGGCACCCCGGTCGTCGGGGCTGTCGCCGCGGATCTCGTCCTCCAGGACGACCACGTCGCAGTGGTCACCGTCCAGGACGGAGCGGTCGGTGCTGAGCCAGGCGGTGAAGTAGCGGGACATAGCGGTTCCCTTCTGAGGGTTGGTGGTGGGTGGTGAGGCGGTTCACAGGGCGGCGACGGCGGCCTCGACGCCGGCGAAGGCAGCGGCGACCAGGTCCACGGTCTCGCGGTCGCCGTTGAGGTAGCGGACCTCGTAGGCGCGGGCGCCGTAGTGCAGGGCGACCAGGCGGCCCTCGGCGACGTCGAAGTACAGCTTCTGGACGGCGCTGGCGATACCGGCGGCGCGGCCGTTGGCGATGCCGCGGCCGTTCAGGGCGGCGGAGGAGACGTTGCCGGTGCGGTAGTGGGTCAGCTCCAGGCCGATGAAGCCGGCGATGTTGTTGAGGTAGACGCGGTCCTTGCCGGCCTTGGTCCAGCGCCGGCCGCCGATCGCGATGATGTCGTCGGCGGTCAGCGGCTTGGGGGCGGCCGGCTTGTCGAGGCTGATGCGGTACTCCAGGCTGGCCTCGTCGATGTCCCAGCCGTGGCCGGTCTTGACGGCGGCGACGGCCCCCATGCGGCACCAAGTGCGGATGGTCGCGACGGTGCGGTTGGCCTTGGCGGCGGCGAGGGTGGTGTTCATGGCCGGTTCCTCCCGGTCGGGTCTGGGGCTGATCCCCTTGACCTGATGACACCATCATAGCTTCCAAATACGGAAGCCGCAAGCCTGGGTGCAGGCAGAACCCACCGGGCGCCCCCAACCCACCCCGTGCTGCAATCACCCCATGAGGACGGACATCGCGCATGGCGCCCCCAATAAGGTCCAGCCCGGCTCAGTCACCCCGCCGCGGATGAGGAACGCCCTCAGGGGAGAAGAGGACGTTCAAGGGCCGGGTGTAGTCGGCGGTGCTCATCGGCCGCGCCTCAGGGCCCCAGTCCTCCTCCCACTGGACTTTCGTGCCCGACTCACCGACTACACCGCCGACCGTGCACCTCCGCCAGGCGCCGCGGCCCGCGCTCACATCCCTCCTCATGCCCAGCCAAACGCCCGGTCGGCTGGTCCGACCCTCGATAACATGCCGTATTGCCGGTTCCACCACTTCCCTCGTTCCCCGGCGAACCGTCATAGAGATAGTGGATAATGACAGTTATCCCATACACGCGAGTGAGGAGAAGGACGTGAGCAAGGACCCCAACGCTTGCGGCGCGCGACCGCTGTACGGCAGCGCCCGCTGCCACCTGCCAAGCGGACATGACGGGAAGCACCGTGCCCGCGTAGCTGTAGGCGGGGAGATCGTGTACGCCGACAGCTACGTGAACCTGGTCGATCGAGCGGGACGCACCACGGCGGTCCGATGACGCCCCTCGTCCCCCGCCCGTCGGCGGAGCTGTCGACTGACCGTCACGACCCGCGCGACGACTGGCCGTCCGAAGCCCGCGCCCTCGCCGACCACCTCACCGCCATCTACGGCGACCGCGACCCGCTGCCCACCGTCGCCGGAGGATGGTGCGCCCGCCAGCGCTCCCGCCACACCCGCCGCGCCTACGCCCGCGCGTTCCTGCGCTGGGAGACCTACACCCGGGAAGCCGGCATCCACCCCCTGCAAGCAAGGCTTCCCCTCGCCGACGCCTACGCCTCCTACCTGGAGACCGCGCCGACCATGCGCCGCGTCAAGGGCGGACGCCGGAACGAGATGACCCCCACCGGGCCACCCCTGTCCGACTCCGGCCGCGCCCAAGCCCTCTCAGCCGCCGGGTCCTTCTACACCTACGCCGTCCGCGTCCAAGCCGCCCCCGCCAGCCCGTTCACCTCCATCAACCGGCCCCTCATCGACCCCGACCACTCACCCACCGAAGGCATGCTCCCCGAGGAGACCGCCGCCCTCATCGAAACCGCCCACACCTGGCACCCCCGCTCCTACGCCCTCGTCACCCTGCTCTACCTCCTCGGCCCCCGCGTCGACGAGATCCTGTCCCTCAACGCTGGCCAGCTCGGCTACGACCGCGGCCACCGCACCCTCCCCCTCACCCTCAAGGGAGGAAAGCGGAAGCCCGTCCCCGTCCCGCCGCTCGCCCTCGACGCCCTCCTGACCTACCTCAACGGGCGCCGCGACGGCCCGCTGTTCGCGACGAGCACAGGGCAGCGCTGGACGGAGCCCCAGGTGTGGAAGCACCTGCGGATGCTCGCCCGCCGCGCCGGCATCCCGCAGGCCAACAGCATCAAGCCCCACACCCTGCGGCACGGCTTCATCACCGACAGCCTGGAGAACAAGGTCCCGCTGCAGGACGTGCAAGACGCTGTCGGACACGCCGATCCGCGTACCACCCAGCGGTACAACCGTCGCCGACGCCGCCTCGACGACCACCCTGCTTACGCCCTCGCCGCGAGCCTGGCCGTCCGTCTCCGGCCTGGCGACGCCTGACCCCCGGCAGCGCAACGGCCCTGCTCAGCTGCAGCCAGGCGCGTTCCTGCGGAGCCGTGTGCGGTCAGGAGGGCAGGTCAGACTTCCGTTGGGCGCCCTCCGGCCACACCACATCTACCGGAAGTCCGCGTTCCCGAGCGGCCATCACCACGTCCGCGGTGCCGCCGCCCTTCCCACCGGGAGGCGCACCGTTCCACACCGCGACCAGCCGGTCCGCGCGGCCCAGGAGAACTTCGTTGGCCGCCTCGTAGGCCGCCCGGTCGGCGGTCTCGCACGGCATGACCAACACCTCATCAGCCGCAGCGGCCAGCCGGTCGAAGAGCGCGGCGTGCTCCGGCTTGACCTTCCGCGCCCGGTAGTCGCGGGAGGGCAGGACCACCGCCAGCCGGCCGCCGATTTCCAGCACCGCCTCAGCGAACAGCGCGTCGGCGCCCGCGGCGATGCAGGACACCCCTACGAGTTCGGCCGGGTCATGCCCGGCAAGCAGCTCCTTCAGCGCTGCGCGCACCAGCGGTTCGGTCTCCGCGGTGATGTCCATGTGCCCGGTCACCGAGATCGTCGTCAACTCGCCCTCCTAGCTGGCCAGTGCAGTGCGAATACGGTCACGCGCCTCGCGGACAGGCGCCAGATCACGCCCCACCGTATAGCGGTAGAGGGCACCGAGCTTGACCCGAACGCGTCCCGACTGCGTCCTGGCCGCCGCGTCCACCGCGCGGTGTGTGTCCTCCACGCCGGATGCGAGATCGCCGGCGATGAACCGGGCCTCGGCCAGGCCGATGAGGTCCAAGGCGTGGCTGCGGGCGGCCTCCTCGCCTCGCAGCCGCAGCGCCTCCGTGATATGGGCCGCGGCTTGGTCGGCGAACCGGCGGTCCGCGCGGGCCATGCTCAGATACCGGCCGCCTGTCACGCCCGCGAGTTCGGCTTGGTCGAAGTAGCCGATCCAGTGCGGCTCGCCCTCCTGTGCTGCCTCGGGGAGGGCTTCGCGGGCCTGCTCCGTGGCCCGGTGGAACGCGGCTGGGCGGCCCATCGCCGCATACGCCCACGCTTCCCTGGTGTGCAGCATCGCTCTGGTGCGCTCTCCATGGGCGCCTTGGGAACCTTCCTGCGCGAGGCGCACCAGTTCCAGTGCGTCTTGTGGCCTGTCCTGATACAGCAACTGCCGGGCCATGCCCGCCAGGACGTTCGCCCCAAACGCCCTGTCCTCGCCGGCGTGTGAAGCGTGAAGCGCGAGGCGGTAGTAGTCCTGGGCGCGGCGCTGATGACCGCAGTCCCAGGCCATGATCGCGGCGGTCTCGGAGAGCTGGGCCATGACTTGGTACAGGCGTTGTTCGATCGGGTCGGTCTGGTGGTCGGAAAGCGCGGCGGCGACCTCGTTGAGCTGGCCAATCACGGCCTTCTGGCGCAGGCCGCCGCCGAAGCGGTGGTCCCACTGCCGGAAGACGCGGGCGGTCTGCTCCAGCTCGTCGACGTCGCGGGCGCCAAGGCGGCCGGTGCTGCGCTGCAAGCGGCGGACGCCGACGGTGTTGAGCCACCCGTCCAGGGCGTCGAGCAGGGCGGGCCCGGTGGTGAGGGCGGCGGTAAGGGCACGGGAAGCGGTACGGCGGTCCATCACGAGATCGGTCCTTGTCATACGCAGGGCAAGGTCCACAGCGGCAACGGGCTGCCAGGCGTCAGCAGGGATGGTGTCGGGGGGTGAGGGGCCGGCTGGCCGCCGGTCGTCCTGTTCCCACCGCCGCGGGGTAAGGCCGACCATGTGCCCGGGAATGCGCAGGCCGTCGGCGATCCGAGAGATTACCTGGTAAGACGTGACCCGGTGGGTGCCTTTGAGGATGGTGGAGACCTTGCCTGGAGTGAGGGCACAGGCGGCAGCGATGCGGTTCTGAGAGAGACCGCCGTATTTCTTGATGATGCTGAATGCGGCGGAGAAATCGTGCTCGGCGAGGGCTTGGCGCAGGTCGGGGCGGTCCAGTAACTCGGCGGGGACGGGGGCGGCCTGGTCTGGGGTGGGGGGCATCGGGCACCTCAAGTCCGGTCCGGTGGTTCTGTCGGGCACAACGAGCCTATTACCGCTGCGGTAACCCTCGCTGGGAATCCCGGAAGGGCAGGCGCGGCGGGAACCTCGTGTGTATGAGCCGAGGACACACCCGCGGTGATGCCTGGGATTGGCCTGAGGGCACTCCGCTGCATCAGATGGTTCCCATTCCTCCGGTCGGGGGCGAGCCGGGGCCGGCTGGCGACGATGGCGGCGGCCCTGCGGGCGGGGCCGGGGAGGAGGAGCAGTGAGCAGCGCGCAGCCGTGCATCCACTGCCACCAGGTCACCGGGCGGCCCATCATGGTCGCGAGCGTGGAGCAGAACAGCGGCGCCGGCTGGGCCGGGTACGCCTGCCCCGCCCACGCCCACCACTACCGCACCGCCGGGGACCTCGCCGCAGCCCTCGCCGGGCACCGGCAGGTGTGCAGCCACTGCCACCTCACCGGCGCCGACTGCCCGACCGCGGCCGCGCTCCGCGAGGCGCACGAACACGCCGCGGCGGCCGGGGCCGAGCGGTGAGCAGCACCGTCCTCGCCCCGGCCTGCGCCACTGCGGACCAGGTAGGGGCTCCGGAGATGCACCGCTGGTGCCACGGCACCTACGCCATGACCATCCCCGCCTCCGGCCCGGTACCCGTCGCCCGGCAACGCTGCGACTGCGAGTGCCACACGGCTACGGCGGAGGAGGAGGCGCCTCCGGCAGCAGATCACCCGGCGGCACCCGGAGGGCCTGGGCGATCTGGAGAAGGCGGGACAGCGGCAGATCGGTGAGCGCCAGCTCGTAGCGGACCACCGTCCGCCGCTCGACCTCCAGGAGCTCGGCGAGCTGCTCCTGGCTCAGGCGTGCCCGGGTGCGCGCGTCGCGGATACGGCGGCCGGTCTCAAGCCGCCCGGACGTGACGTGATCATGGGGCAC